GTCAACATTGTACTCTTTTTTATTTTCAAAAAAAGAGTCTTTCTTGATGAGCACTTCAGCCCAAGCACTTGTCGTCATCACACATAGTAATATAATTGGTATTAATCGTTTCATAATCATCCCCCTCACACTCCTTGATTCATCGTTATTATCAACCTTTATATCACTCTCAAGATCCTCGTCAAGACCCTTGAGAGCATCGTCCACTATACAATCAGGGCATAGCGACTCACCTTCTTGTAGTTCGTTGTGGCAGGTTGGGCATAGCTTGGTCATTTTAAATATATAAGTGCCAAGATTAAACAGGTTAAGTGAATTGCCTGATCGAATCCAATGGTAACAAAAAACCAATGGCGCTCTTCTTTCCTCCACAAATAAGTAGTTAGTCGAGAAGTGCCGAAATCAACAACAAAATGCAAGGCTCCAGCAATAAGCGAAAACCCCAAACCAAAAATTAATATAAATGGTGCGGCATAAATCATACAATGTAAAAGCAAATAAACAGAACTGCTGCTTTTATTTATAGCGACTTTATCTGTTTGCAGTACAAAATCAGCAAAAAAATGTAACCAAACCAGCATAACAATTTCTATCATCCACCATCCCTGCAAATACTGATTATTTCACTCAAGGTTTTCATGTTTCCTCTCCTTTTTCTTGTACGCTTGGCGTGGGTAAAACCTCAACGCCAACAAGTTCGAAATTTACATATCTATATCGGGTATTGATACTATGCGCCAAAACCTCTTCAAGCAACGGGCACGATTCTTTAACAGTAATAAACTCTTCGGTTGTTGCTTCTGAGATACTATCTTTCTTTTTCTGTTTAATGATAAATCGTAACATCTACCCTGTCCTCCTCGGCAATATCTTGTCCTCGCCCATGTGTATTTGGTCTATAGTAAATCCCCTCGCAAGTGACCTTTTCGCATGTCTTAATTGTTTTGTAAGGCACTTTATCGGCGGGCCCTCTATCCAAAATGAAGGATATCCGGTACAGCCCCATAAAACAGCATCCGCAAAATCATCCGGCATTTCAGGATCGGCTAATATATATTTAACATAATCCAAAACCCTCATCCAACCCTCCTCGGCAATATTGCCTCTAATAATGGGTTAATCCACATGGATTAAATCAGTGCAAATATAAAGAATAAATACGGAAGCTTGCAAGCCAACCACATAACTCTTAATCAGTAGGTTGAAGGTTCGATTCCTTCACGGCCCACTTTAAAATCAAGCACTTACAAAATTCCATGTTTTCCATAATCCATTCTTTAATCCACTTTTAATCCACATTTGGTAATCACTGTAACTACCGAACCTATACAAAGTAATTTCCCTGGACATGAATTGACATAATCACCCAAGTTCCATCTAGGCCATAATCATTACCAGCGCCGTAAAGAATATGCCTTACAACAACAATGATTTCTCGTCCCGCATATTCCAATGGCATACCGCCTCTTATTTGGGACCCTGTGTAAGTTGTTTCTTTTAGAATAAGTAAGTCGCCCTCCATAAAACCCCTGTCGTTATGGCGAATATCGAATGTTTTCAATCCGCACCAAACGTCATTAAAGGGTTCTGGGTCAGTCTTTAATTCGTGTTCTTTTGGGTTTCTCATTTATTTCTCCTTTCACCGTAATGTCTGTGATTACAAACTCTCCACTGCATCCTGTTTTATGTTTATGATATTAAATCCGAGGCTTTTTAGTGACCAAAAGAAAAGCCCCGCTATCGAATGATAACAGGGCTTTAATAAAGGTTTGGTTATGGAGGCGGCGGGAGTCGAACCCGCGTCCGGTAAGTCATGTCCACAATAAAAACAATCACTTAAATTCTTTATTTTCAATCCTCGTATTTTAAAAATGTTAACCATTTGATTTATCATCGTTTCTCACGTACACTAAAAAGCGGCTAAGTTTGGGTTAGAAATCATGGTAACTAACGACCCTTTGTGCATCAAGCGCAGTGTCGTTTTGAATCAACCCTGCGTCACCATATGCAAGAGTCATTTCATCATCGGCGGAAGTATCAAAGTAATAAGCTCCGTCTGTTTCGTTCTCAATACCTCTCGTTAGTGCTGCTCCACCATTTGTGAAATCGTATCCGTTATGATAGATATCAGTTGTGGTATGAGCCGAACTCATAGGGTATATGGCGACAACGGTATCACGCCAGTCCGCATGGACGAGATCAGACCAGTGTACAATGAGAAATATTGTGAGCCAGAAAATTAATACTGGATACGCTATAAATGTTAAAAGGAATCTTTTTAAATAATAATTCATTTTTAACCTATGTTTTTATCAATTCCATCATCACCCACATGCAGAAAAATCGGCCCATCAGAAGATGTTTTTCTGACTAACCGAACACGATACAACCACTGAAACCCAGGGCCGAAATTACATTCATAACTTAGAGAACTGACCGTTCCGCTTTCCCACATCTCTGAACCATCCTTAGGCTTTGACCTATAATTATGGGCCATTACAGCCTCGCCATATTTTGCAACCGGATCAGGTATCTTCATATTTTCTCCAATGCTCATAATGTCCGTGGCTACCGCCCCTCTTTCTTCTTAAACGGTATAATATTCCTCCTGTCCTCTAATGCTTCTGTGAGAACAGGTTTTGAATGCTTGGCGTATCGCCTTGTCATTTCACTATTCTTGTGTCCTAATTGCTCCTGTACGTGCCTTTCGCTGTAGCCCATATCTAAGAGTTGGCATCCGAGCGAGTGCCTAAGTGCGTTGTATAGCTTGATTTTAATCCCGCTTTTATTAGAGGCTTCAAGCCATGTGGCATTGAGATTTTTATTAGTGTATGGCTTTCCGTCTTGTCGAACAAATAAAAAGGGCGATAAATGGGGTTCGATGTTTCCGATAATTCCTTTTGCATATTTCGTGAGGTCATAAGCTCTTTCCTCCCCTGTCTTGGTATCTTTTAAATCGTTATCGCTGAAAGCTCTCTTGATTATTATCTGAGTGTCCGTGATACAAGCCTTCTGAATCGCCCGAACCTCTCCGACCCTTAAACCGTACTCCATGCCGATTTGAAATATAGGCCGGTGTCTTTCGGGTATGGCATCAATCATAATTTCCTGCTGTTCCAGGGTGAGTGAGTCAATACTTTTTGCCATGACCGGGTTTGACATCTTTGGGAACGGTGGAATCTTCTGTATATCTTCATTGCGGTAGGCATCCTTAAACATGGTCCGGAACGAAGACATGACATTATATACGGTCTTTGGTTTCAAGGTCTGTTCCAGATCCTTCTTGAGTTTAATTAAATCATTCGCCCTTATAAACCGGATATCACAGTGACCAATTCGCGGCAGAATATGGTTCTTAAAATATCCCTTATAGTCTCTGACACACTTCTTTCCGGCATCCTTGATTCCAATCCATTCTTTATAATAATTATTGAGGATAACCGGGCTGTCTGGATTCCAGTGTTTGGGATTGAACACGCCATTATCGATATCGGTCTGGGCATGAGATAACCATTTCCTTACTCTCGCTTTGGTCAAAAACGGCTGAAACGTGTCCCTGTCTTTCCATAATCTAAATCGTTTGCCATTAACATATATTGATATATACCAACGCTTTGCTGGCTCATGCCAGTGTGTAGAACCACCCATATATTCGCCTCCTTGTTTTAAGAGGCTGTTAGTATGTGATAGTGATAGAGTCAAGTTATTCCTTACGCTCTTCGCAATGTGCATAAAGACATAACCATATTATACCGAGAAAAATTACCATTCCAATACACGCAACTATTAAATGTGCCAACGGAAACAGTTTGAATAAATATGCAATACCTATTGCAAGCCCCACAATAAGCATAAAGGCCACGGGCGTTAGTATTGTCGCTCCGATTATACATTTCCAATTCATCACCATCCTCCTTTGGTTATACATCCGCATCCATATAGATATCATAATTAATCTTCACAAAAACCTCCCTATCCTGCCTCTGTATAATTCTATAATATCGTTTACCGATATCCTCATGCCCTCAGTACGCTTTTGCCTTGTTGAAATTAAATTACCGTCATGTAACAGCCTGTGACACCGAAAGCACATTGTTAAAATATTATCTTCATGGTCGATCCGTATTCTGCCCTTTGGAATTATATGATGAAAATGAAGCATGTTCATCGGCCTTCCCCTGCCGCATGCCTGGCACTGGAAATGGTCACGCTCGGCAACTCTTTTCTTAATGCCTCTCCATTCGTGAGGCGTGGACTTGATTGACCTCTTAGGCACTGCTATTATACTATCGCTTTGTCTCATCATATCCTAATGATTTCGGTGGTGGAAAACTGCCGTTAAATTGACTGTTAAATAAATACTCGCACTGCTTTATGTATTTCCAGAACTCTGAGCCTGTCATGGTGCTGGTCGGAATTATTCTTGTTTTTCCTGGTCGCAAGGGGTCCGGTTCCCTTCTCAATTCGTCAGCAAGGACAGTATAGTGCATATATTCTTGGCCTGATTTGGAATTTTCAATGCCCATTTCCTTCATGAAATAATCAATCACTACGGCCCAGTAATAAGCATTTGCACCCTTGGTTCGTTTATCCGAATACTTCTTTATCTCCATTACATGACGACATTCCGGAAGGGCTTTTATGTCGGCTAAAAAAACAGAAGGATTTTCATAAAACAAGGTTCCGTTTTTTGGGTTGAAATAATGCTTGAGCATACCGCAGTCCTTTTATAATAAATTCAATGTGTTAGAAAGGAATGTCATCATCAGGCCCATCCGGTTGCTGTTTGGGCGCTTCCTGCTTCGGCTGTTGTGCTGAACCGAAAGATTCATTCTTGCCGCCCAAGCATTTGCATTTCCTTGGCAACAACCTCTGTTGTGTATCGTGTCACACCGTCCTTTTCCCACGACCGAGTTTGAAGACTCCCGCCGATATAAACCTGCTTGCCTTTTGTGAGATACTCCCCACAAATTTCAGCAAGCCGGTCAAAGGCTACAACCCGATGGTACTCAGTTTTCTCTCTCTGCTCACCCGATGTTTTATCTTTCCACTTATCGCTTGTCGCTACACTGAAATTAGCTATAGCCTTGCCATCTTGAGTGTATTTAATTTCGGGGTCTTTCGTAAGGTTTCCGATAATCATTGCTTTGTTCAGACTTGCCATTATGCTGCCTCTTTTTCGTTCTGTTTGTTTTTTAAATATGCACTATAAAGCACTTCAACCTTTTCCTTTTTTACCGGGACATTGCTATCCCCGGTTTCGTGCATAGCATCTACAAGGGCAATGTCTTCGGCCTCCATCGCCGCCGATAATTCTTTTCTCATTTCGGCAATTGACGGTAGCCCTTCGGGTTCTGGCCCATCCTGAACATCCTCACTGGGTTCCGCTTTTTTTGTGGGGGCGTTGATTTTCAGCCAATTTTCATAGCCAGCCCAAAACTCCTCAAAGTTTTTAACCGCTTCGAGTTTCAGCTTTGGCACACTGATCTCGTTACCACCAGCGGTTAACTCAAGGAACTTATCAAAAGATTCCTTATCGAAGTCTTTTGTGTCGGCAAGCAGGGCGTCAAACTCAGACGTATCTATCTCAACTGGATGGTACGAACCGTTTTTTTTATCAAGCTGAAGGTCCATGTCGTAGTCCATGGCTTCTTCTGCTTGTGGCACGCCTTTTAAAACATCGCCAAACCCATCACGTAAAACCCATGAGCGAGGCCGCATTTTCAACATGCGCTTTGGGTAGCTTTTCCACACTCCACCTTTTGCCAAAAGACCTGCTGCTTTTGCGTCTCCGAGTGTAAACTCGTCTCGAATAGGTTTTTTCTGTCCCTTTCTTTTCGCGACACACACCGCTTTAAAATCTTCGTTCGGGTATGTCCCTTCATAAAACTCTTCAAAATCATCAAGAAGACCAGACGATCTTACCAGGGCAAGTTGAGCATCGCCCCATATAGAAGGTCTGCCATTAATAGGCGCTATGTTCTGGACTGCTTGCATTGGCGAAAGACCAACCTCAAGCCCCATCTGGACACAGACGAAGACTTGTTCTGGTGAGGTTATTCCCTTCGGCATGAGTCCAGACTTTGCCATACAGCTTGACAGCCTATAAAGACCGTCAAGGTTTCCCGGTACAAATGAGCCTGTTTTTGCATCAATAGGCACGATGGCTGGTATCGGCTCAACTGCTGCCAGTGCTTTCTCTTCGGTTTTGTCAGTCATATTATTTCCTCCTAAAAGTTACTTTGTCCTGTTGGTATATCCTGATTCCGTCAAGCTGCCTCACGCCGCCTTTGATTAGATATTTTATTTTTTGTTCATCCAGCAGTAGAAAGTCCGGGTCAACCTGTTTAATATCTTCAAGTTCAAACGTCCATTCAAGCTTGCCGGATGCTGACCCTGCCGCAGTTTTAATCGTTCCCGGTTCGTCTACAATCACAGGGGCAATCCTGACAGTTTCAAGTTGTTCAGCTTCCTCGGCTGCTTTTTTAGCGGCTTCCTCGGCTGCTATCTTTGCGTCTGCTTCCGCTTTCCTCCGGGCTTCCTCGGCTTCTTCTTCGGCTTTCCTCCGGGCTTCCCTTGCTGCTATCTCGGCCTCCTCTTTTGATTTCTTTTCCTTCTCGGCTTTTGTCCGGGCTTCCTCTGCCTCACGTTTCGCTTTCGCTTCGGCTTCTTTTGCAGCTATTTCCGCAGCGATTCGGGCCTTTTCTTCAGCTTCAGCCCTTGCCTCTGCTTCGGCTTTTTCCCTTATGCTCCGGTTCTTTTCTTCAATCTCAGCGTCAAGTTTTGCTTGTAGTTCCGCAGCCTTTTTTCTTTCCTCTTCTGCCCTGGCCTCGGCCTCAATGCGCTTCTTTTTATACCACGCCGTAACCTTGACCTCTAAGCCGCTTGGCACTCGGAGAAGTTGGTCTTTGCAGGCTTTCCTAAGTTTGTCTACCCCAGACGTGAGCAACTTAAAAGGTCCGGTGATGGTTTTGTGAGTGCCGTCAACCTCCTTAATTAATCCCTTTGTTTGGTTCGCCAAGCCCGTTGCCTGTGCTGCGGAATCATCGGAATCAACAACTAAAGCATCGGCCTGGGCCACAAGGTCATTTATAGCAACTGTATATTTTTCAAACTGTGGCCGGTATCTTTCCGGGTCAAGCTTTTCTGCCAAGACAATATCTGTAGGTTCGTCAAGAACTTCCGGCTCTAAAACTTCTTTGTCAGGAGCTTCCTTAACTGCTGCTAAAAAATCTACCATTATACCCTCCTTAATTAAAATGTTTGTATAGGCTTAATGCTGCAAAAAACTTGTTCAAATCGTTCTCGTATTCCATATATTCGTCCACCAGTGGCATTTTACCGTCCTTGTTTAAACGAACGCTCATGCCACGGTCTGTTTTTATACCCTTGTCGATAATTGCTAAGTGTCGGTAGCTGGCGATCTGTAAGGGCCATGTCTTTGAAGTTGCAATGGCTGTTTTCCAATCAGGAAGAGAGTTGCCGGTATCACCCTTTAATTTTAAACAAGAGTCTGGTTGTCCACAATATCCATTACCGAAATCAACAAGCCTTTCTTCGACAAAAACAACCTCATCAATCATCAAGTCGGCCCATCTTTTATACGAATCAAAATACCCCCGGTATTCAGGCTCTAACGGCATTGCCCACAATCCCAACAAATCACAGTGAATAGCATTATGAACAATCGCTCCCCTTTCGGAGTGCTCCGGCTTAAACCATTCAGTCGGAACCCAAGGGCGTAATATTTCTGTTGAGCTTGGCAATCCTGTTTTGTTCTCGTAAGCCAACCGTCCTGCTCCTTTCCCTCTGCCGCCTGTCTTCCTATCTCCAAGAGATACTTACTCACCACGCTTACATGGCTTGATCAGACAGCCCCATGCCCATTACGACAGAGGATTTTATTATTTTTATCCTCCAAATCCGTTAGCCACAGCCATTAATACAGGAACGCCCACAATACAGGCCATTCCAAGACCTTCTAAAACCATCCTCGATATCTTCCTGTCAGCTTCCTGAAATGTGCCGTATGATCTTGCCGTTGTCAGGGCGGATAGCCAATTGTTAGACTTAATTTGAACGGGGTTGTTCGCCTTAGTAGTACCGCCCTGATACAGCATGATCCCTCCTTTGTTGTGGGTTAATCTCTGAGCAATAAATAGGGACAATCATCATCACAATCCACAGTTGCAATTGGCAACGTCCACGACTTGTCATCACTTAAACCCATAGATGCATAATGATTCTTATTTCCCCTGCATTCTCCAGGCTTGGCGTGGCAAACCCTCTTGTCGTTTCTGTCGCCATGATAACTCGGCCTTGTGTTTATTGCCATTGTGAGGTTAGCCATTGTCTTTAAGCCATCCAGCGCATGTCGTTCCATGATAAAAACCCCTCCTTTATATTTAGTCCCTTTACATTGGGGTCAATGTTTACGGCTGATATCTGTGAGACTGTAGGAAGCGGCTTCATTCTTTTACGTCCACCGCTAACAAATCTGGCCTCTCACACCGATAGGAGTAATTACCAAAGAAACGCTCATGCGAATCTTTCCCCATCAACCCCAATGTGAAGAAACTAACTTGTTAAAATGTGCCGAGAGCATGCATACCCAAAGGTTTCTTCCCGGCACAAGTGTAATTGGGCGTAAGTCAATACTCGTACACACAGCTTGTTTGTTTTGTCCAAATAGCAAATTGACCGGTTTCGCCATTGTTGTCTGTTGTCAACCACAACCGAAAAAAGTTACCACCCAAAAGAGTCATAGACACTTGATTTTTCCAAGGTTACAATCTAATGGGTCGCTGAATAGCTTTCTCGACACGCCCAAAATAAATTGAATCGAGCCAGACACAGGTTTAAAGGTTCTCGCTGGAGAAGTCCTCCCAAATTACCGCAAATACAGCCTTGGCATGCTGTAACCCTGAGCGACCCGCACTCATACTAATGGTCGGTGTGGGTGTCATCATCCCTCATCCGGTAGGGTTGCCGGTTGACAATCTCCCATCGATTCAAACTGTCAAAGAACAATAAAAACTACCTGAAATAATTACCAATAAATACCGTCTATCAAATGACCATCAAATAAAAACTTTAATCAATCCCGGCCCTTCACATTTGCTTAGTCCATTTAGGAAAAACGAGTTGTGAGCAGTGCCGTTGCCCTTTACGCTACCTTGTTGCCGTTATGCTATGCAGATGCACGAACATCTAAAGTAGCAGGGCGATATAGTTAAAGACGACAAGCGTCTTGAAACTCTTATTCATCGTATTCACCAAGAAATTTACCATTCTTGCCGTATATTTTTATTTTCCCGTTTAAATGAACCACGATTACGCCCATGCGGATTAAATCGAAAACGGGGTGTTCGTATTTTAAATTGCAAAACTTTTTTACGGCCCAGTAAGAAATTGTACAAACCTGATCCCAGACCTGATTCCAGACCTGATCCCTGACCTGATTCCTGACCTGATCCCCGACCTGGTCCCTGACCTGATCCCCGACCTGGTCCCTGACCTGATCCCAGACCTGATCCCTGACCTGATCCCCGACCTGATCCCTGACCTGATTCCCGACCTGATCCCTGACCTGATTCCTGACCTGATTCCTGACCTTTTTAAGAATCTTTTTAACGTCTTTTTCCGGAGGGAGCTGTGTCGCTGTGATGGGGTTTATCGGTTTATATTTTTTACATCGGTTCAATAAATCATAGACTTCCGGGAAGATGTTTTTTAAAGAATGAACTTTCTCATATTTTATAATATCAGTTCTGAATTTACCCGATGAGTTTTTAGGAATAATGATTTTTGCTTCTTCTGGGATGGAAAACTCAACAATAATTTTGTCGATAACGTTTGTGTCGTTTAATATCCAATCGAGAGTAGCAAGGCTCCATCCAGCACCGCACTCACTGCTCGTATCGGTGTCAAGGTTGCCGGTCTTGAATGTTTTTTTACGGAAGTCATATTTATAATATTGGTATGGAGACGTTCTGTCTTTGTTGAGATACTTATATCCTTTTCGTTGTTTTGCTAACTCTTCCACCGATTCATACATTTCAGCCTCCATTGCTTACATAGCGTTGAAAGTAAGTCGAAATTAAAATGCTACGATAGATGCATTCTATTCCGAAAGTGGAACAATGTCAAGGAGAAAAAAGAACAGATGTGGAATAAGTAGGAAATAAATGTGGTTATAAATGAACGAGAGTTTTAAATGTTTGTAATGTTAGAGTTATTCTTCTTGAGGTCGTCTTGAAGTTTTTCTTTTTCTGAGGATAAATCATTTAACAAAATGCGAACAAGGGATATTGGGGAGCGATTTTTTTCAAGCGCTTCGGCTAATTCCTTTATGCAACGGTTAATAAATGGATATTTTTTAATACCCTTCTTTAGTGTAGTTATTCCAGTAAAATCAGAGCGTTTTTCTTTCTGGAAAAGGTTTAATGCCTCTAAAATCTTAGAAGTATTCCTTAGAGAGATATTTTTTCCTTGGGTTAGCCTGTGGACAACGGCCCTGCTTATTCCAGCTTTTCTTGCGAGGGTGGCCTGGTTCCAACCAAGCCTTTGAACTCTCTCCTCGATTAATTCCGTTAGTGAGTTTTTATCCTTGCATCTAAATTCCATTTGTGTTACAGTCCTTTTATGGATATTAAAAGTGTTTTTAAACGGTACTTTCAAAAAAACAACATTAGTTACACTCCTTGGGCAAAACGGCATTGTATCGCTCCGGCTGTAGTATGTCGCATGTTAAAAGGAAAAGACATCTCGTATGAGAATTTTTTAAAGATCGCCAAGGCTGCAAATTATAAAGTGCGCCTTGAAAACCATACAAACGATAAATGTTATTTGCAATAAGAAACATTCTCTATCCTTAAAAAGCGCATATGACCAAACCTATTAAAATTATCAATCTGAAATATATCACAACAATTCCTTTTGAGGAGGTTATCCAACATGGCTAACGGAACCGAGCGAACCTTTACGTTTAAAGTTACGGAAGAAGAATTCGCAAACTGGATCGATAAGTCTGTCACTGAAATAGATGAGTCTGCTTCAAAAATCATTCGTTGCTCCCTTCTGTTGTCCCTGGATGCCATAAAGGCAAATCCTTGTTTGGTTAATAGAATACAATTCAAGGACAGGAAGCTGCAATGAAATTAAGGTATTTTTTTTCGCCGAAAAGGTAATAGGAAGGTAATAAGTGTGTGATTACTTGAGTAAAAATACAATATGTTGTGGAAGGCGAGGATAAAATGACAATACCGTTTCTTATATCTCTGGCTTACATGTGCTGGAGGCTCAGCAATTATCTTTATGTGATTGGGACATGAACAGAGAACCGGACATATGGCCCCTGCGAAGGGTTGAAGAGAGCAACGGATTTATAGCCGCGAGGTTATTATTCAGGGCGGTGTCATGCCAGTTGCAGATTTACGGGACAGGCTATTTTAGAATGGACGGCTATCTTCACAAGGTTTTAACTGTCCGTGATGTTTTTAAAGATGGAGGAAGTTGATATGGATAATAAAATATCAGATTTAATTGAGGCGGCATATCTTGAGGGCTGGAAAGCAGGAGCCGAAACAGGAAAATTAGATTCGCCTGATTGGAACGTAGGTGAGGATTGGGCTGAAAGTGACGCTCGAAAAAGACTAAAACAAATAGAAAAAGACGGCCAAAAAAAATGACACCGGAAGAAATCGAAGATCTATATATCCGTCTAAAGGAAATTGAGGATAGGAAGACTGCCGGGGGTGAAAAATAAATGAAATATTCAGAAAAACTCAAAGATCCAAAGTGGCAAAAAAAGCGATTAAAAATATTAGAACGTGATAACTGGACCTGCCAAAAATGTTTATCAACCAAGAAAACCTTACACGTTCACCATAAACATTATCTTAAATGTGATCCATGGGAATATCCAGACAAGGCTTTAATTTCCCTGTGTGAAGAATGTCACGTAGGGGTTGAAAAATTAAAAAGCCGGAATAAATTTATTAAAGAATACTCTAACAAAATGAAGCTGAAATATAAAAACAACCCAAAATATAAATTCTCCTTAAAGGAATGCCTTAAAGCGTTTTCAAGCGAAATAGTTAAAAACACCGAACAAATGAAGGGATTTTAAAATTAAGTGGTTTAAGCATATATCTGACAGCCTAGACGATCCGTTTATTTTTGATTTAATAGATCAATTCGGTGGTGATGGATATTTGGTATTTTTCGGGGTTTTAGAGATTATGGCAAGGGAGTTTAATATAGATTCACCAGGAATCTGCACAGTTTCCAGCCGTTTTTTGACCAAAAAGTTGTTACTTTCCCGTCAAAAAACGGTGAAGATTCTAAATTTCTGCGATAAAAGGGGTAAGATTCTCGTCAAAGAGGAAGGCCGTAATTTTAAACTAAACTGTCCGAAATTAAAAGATATGTGCGATGAGTGGACAAAGAGACAACTACGGAGTTGCTCAAAAGTAGGTCCGTCACAAGAAGAAGAAGTAGAAGAAGAAGTAGAAGAAGAAGTAGAAGAAGAGATAAGAGATAGCTCGGAGGTAAGCGATACCTCCAAACCAGAAGTAGTTTTACAAATCCCTTTAGTTCATAAAAACGGAAACAAAGAGCCTGAAATGTTTTCTGTTTTCCAAGAAGACGTTGACCAATGGAAAGATACTTTTCCAGCCGTCAATATAGAATATCAGCTCAAAAAAATTAAACAGTGGAACATCGACACCCCGAAAAGGCGAAAAACCAGAGCCGGAATAAGGAAACATATAAGCGTATGGCTTGGGAAGGAACAGGACAAAGGCCATGTAGCGCCGGAGCAAAAACAAATAAAAACACCACAAGAGGTTGATTTAAATGAGATCGCTACAAACTGATGTATCTTTACAGAAACTTCCACCACATTCTCTTGAATATGAAGAATCTATACTGGTAGCATGCTTTTTTGACAGTAAAAACTTACCGGATATTTTAGACTCACTTAAACCAGACCATTTTTACCGAACAGCACATCAAATCATATTCCAAGCCATACAGGAAGTTGCCAAGTCTGAGGCTGTCCAGGCTGCAACGGTAGTCCAGAATCTAAGAGACAATAATAAACTTGAACAAATAGGCGGTGTTACATACATCGGAAAGTTATTAGAATTTCCACTTGCCACAAAACCAGACACATATTGCCGGAAGATAAAAGAAAAAGCCGCACTCCGGAGAATGATCGAAAAAGCTCAAGGAATTATCAATGCCGGGTATGAAGAAACCGGAACCACGGAAGAAATCATAAACCAGGCCCAAAAAGACATTCTCGACATCGAGATTGACACCAGGGTTGAGGCCATAAGCCTGAGCGAATTAACAGACACATCATCGGACCGGTACGAAGAATTATACAAGAATAAAGGAAAGATGAGTGGCTTACGTACTGGGTTTATGTCTCTGGATATACTCACAAGCGGATTACAAAACTCTGACCTTATTGTCCTGGCCGCAAGGCCGTCAATGGGCAAAACCTCAATAGCCCTAAATATAACATCAGAGATCGGAAAAACCGGGACTCCGACAGGCTGGTTTTCCCTGGAAATGTCAAAAGATCAAATTAACGATAGGATAGTTGCCGGCGAGTCGGGAGTAAACTCTTTACGTTTCAGGGACGGTAATTTTTCACAGAGTGATTGGGAAAAGATACACCATGCTCAATCCAGACTCCATGAATGGCCTGTATATATTGACGATTCAGAAGGTCTTTCCGTTATGGAAATACGCAGAAGGGCAAGGCGTATGGTGAAAAAATATGGTTGCAAGGTTTTCTTTATAGATCACCTTCAGCTTGTTAAAGGCGACGATAAGCGGACAAGAAATGAGGAAGTTTCAAGCATTACTGCCGGATTAAAGGGCATGGCGAAAGAGTTGAATCTTCCGGTTGTTTTAATATCTCAACTCAACCGTTCACTTGAACAGAGGCCGAATAAAAGACCGATACTTTCAGACCTTCGTGATTCAGGGACCATCGAACAAGACGCAGATATAGTAATGTTTCTCTACCGGAGAGAACCTTATAAAGATTGGTATAATTTTAAATTTCAAGACGTTGTTTATAAATCAGAGCCGGACCATATCGAAAACGATTTATTAACGGTTTTCGGACAGTCTGCTGAATTAAATTTATCAAAACACAGAAGCGGTCCAACCGGAATGATTCGGCTGGCGTGGCAGAAAAAGCAAACAAGATTTTACAGTGTGAAGATATGACAATCACAATCCCTGTATGGCTGGCTGAAAAGAAAGGGCTGGTGTAGTGGAACAGCTTTCACTTATAGATCATATTAAATCAGCAAAGCTCCGTGATGAAGGTATGTCCACGGCTCTCAACAACGCAGAAGCCAAGGAAGAATCATGGGGAGATAAAGCATTAGATTTTCTTATTCGATACCCGGGAAATACTTTTATGGCCGAACAGGTCCGAGAATACGCATATGAGAACGGATTAACAAAACCTCCAAACAATCGGGCCTGGGGTGCTGTGATAGTCAGGGCAAGAAAGATGGGAATAATTAAACATTTGAAATACGAGAAGGTATCAAATCCGCGTGCGCATCGAACGCCGGCGAGTTTGTGGCAGAAGAATTGATGCATTACGAAAGGAAAAAATGAGCAGCACCAGGGAAAAGCGTTGTTATTGCCATACCTGCGATAAGGACTTTCATTGTTTAGGAATTGCGCGACACCGGGCAATGCATAGAGATAAAAGGGAGAACTGTGAGATAACATTTACAAATGGTGATACTTATATTTATAAATATAACAAGAACATACCGGACGAGGAGGGGAAATGAGGGTCATTCGGTTTAAAAGACCGTCTTCACCATTTTGGGAGATTGCTTTTAACGAGGAGCATCTTGAGGCGAAACTAAATGGAGAAATGGCAACCACAATCATTTGGCCAGAGAAGCCTTGGTATGCTCGGTTATGGAGAAGGCTTTTCCTTATTGGAATTATTATTGTCTCTGGTTGCGACCAAAAGAGTTTAGATAATCATATAGCGATTGATATTAAAATAGGCCAGGTTTGGGAAGAGGTTGAAATAAGAGACGACAACCCCTTTCACGGAGATATGTCCTGGTTAAATTCAAAGTATATAATTTTAGATTTAAAACGAAACAATAAAGGGGAGTTATACGTTAAATATAAAAACAAACACTGGGAAGAGCATGAATATGTTTCTGGAGATGTGGAAAACTTTTTGTGGAACAAGAGGCTTTATGAGGACATTAAATGAAAAAACTAATCCCTATTCTCATATTCATTATTATAGTTTTCTGTCTTCCGTTCTCAAAGTACGGTTATGATATTACTTGGTTCTATGCGGACTTTAGACAATGTAAGATGATCATGTATCTTTTGTGCTTTTATATTCCAGCCTGCGGAATTGTCTGGAAATACAATAAATACATGTCGATGTTTTTAGGACTCTCGGCATTGTCGATATTTAACCGGTTCAGCAATGAAAATCTCATATCCCTATTCTTTGTCACCGGGGCCATATTTTCATACTGTGCTATCCGTCATTACAAACCGGACCCGGAAAAAGTATTTAAATGGATCCGGATCGGCTGTCTTACATCGATAGGCGTATCCCTCTTTCTCTTCTATGTCGTTCCATGGCTTCTGAAAGGTTCCGGCTGGACATTTTTCATAAATCTTGATGGCCGTGTCGGTCTGATGGGAAACCCGAACATGCAGTCAATTTTGATTGCGGCCTGCTTCCCTGCGTTCATGGACTGGAAAAGCCTTAAATATATCCCGTTTTTAATATGGGGCTTGGTAATCGCTCACAGCATGGGCGGACCCGTTTCCCTGGCTGTAGGGTTATTGTTTATGACGGCCATGGTTGGAAGGTATGTTTTTATATCCACACTCGTACTGTCCGCAGCATGTCTCACAGGATATTATTTTCATGTCGATGATTTTACCATAGTCGGAAGGATCTCCCTCTGGTTTTACGGCATTGAAAGATGGCTGGAAGCTCCCTGGTTCGGTCATGGACTAAACGGGTTCAGCGACCTTCACGCTCACCTCGAACCGGCGCATCCGAAGAACTGGACCGATCACGTTCACAATGAGTACATCGAGGCCATGGTAAACCTTGGCGTGTTCGTCCTGGTACCTATATTCGGGTTTTTATATTCAACAGCCAAGAAAGCGTACTATGAGAATTCCAGGCAAGTAGCCGGAATTATAATCATAGCAACGAACTGTATATTTAACTTTAGTTTACACATCGGGCCTATCGTTATTTTATTTATGGCGTATGCTGCGATGGTTGGAGGGGATGATGCAGGACAGACAACTGAAATTAAAATGCGCTGATTGTGGCCATGGGTTTATAGGCACTGCGTTTTGGAACGGTTTCTTTACGAGCATCCAAGATCCATGTTCCAAGTGTGGAAAACGCGAGTTTAAGGTTGTTGGCTGTGAAAAATGCGCTGATGGGATTGATGGCGATGAGTGTCCAGGGTGCGGCAAACCAAAGAATGGAGGGAGGGGATGATGAAAGGTGAATGGCAGGTTGATATTTTAAAAAAGGAAAGCACGTTCGATATAATCTTTAGGATTTTTCGCAAAACAGAGGATGGATATGAGTTTTTAAGCTTTGGGAAACCGGCGATCAAGCTTGTCGAGAAGGGTAAACCGCTTGACCCAAACGAAACCTTTTTAAGTTTGGATGGGAAGACGGTGGAGCTCTTTTATGATGTGCTCAAGTCTTATTTCAAAGAAAGAGACGAACCCACCCTGATTAAAAGAATCAATAACAACATTCAAGACTTCCGCCGACTATATGTCGAGTTTGTTACATGGGTCAGGCATATAAGATTTTTAAAGGAGTTTTTTACAAAGGGGAAATAATATTATGTGGATATGGAAAAAAAGGCTTGAATTGATAGAGAAAAGGCTTGAGTCCGTTGAAAACGACAGACAAGCCCTTATTAAAACCCTTGAAAGCCATGAGATTGTTGAACAGTTGGACACAGGGTTCATTGTAGGCGGAGACCGGTCGCCCAGTCACATTCTTGGTGAAATGGGAATGGTAAAGCTTGAACTGGAACAAAAAATCAAAGAGGCGACCACGCACAGGGCTTTCAGTATAGGCCAGAATTTTTTCAGCAGTTTAATTCCGGTTGTTGAAGAGGTTCCCACAATCGAGGTTATTGATATAATCCTCAAACACCTCAACTTGGCTGTCCGGGCTATTCCCGAAAAGGAAAAGTCGTTCGAGATTGTAGACAATAAGCCGGTGAAAGTAAAAATCAACAGGCCGAAGACAAAGAGGAAGAAATGAAATGCCCTCAATGTAAACCCGGAACACTGTACGTTAAAAACTCCAGACAGTATGATGCGCTCGGCAATAGAACAACTGACGAATTCCCGGCTATTGTTGAGCGACATCGGAAGTGTGACAAGTGCGGTTTTGAATTTACCAACGATGAAACCATGCCTGTCTTTTCTAAATTCCATCCAGCCATGCAAGCACAATAGACAAATGTCTATATATAGACACACGCCCTTGATAATCAACAACATATCCCAATAGAATAACACATTACATATCTATCTTCCTGTTTGGGGCCGGGGGCTTCAATGATGGGGCTCTCGGCCTTATACAACAGGGAGTAACACAGGAGGAAACGTTATGGAAGCAGTTCTTGCATGGATATTAGCCAATCCGGAAATTTCTATTTTAATTCTTAATTCATTCTGGAAATACCTGCCGTTCGGAGGCAAAGACGCGGATCTCCTTTTGACGGTCGTTAGGGGCGTTGTCACAGGTGGTAAGGCGGTTGTAAAAAAGAAAAACGGTCTGTCCTGCTTGGCACTCATTATAGCATCCACCTTTATTTTTTCCGGCTGCGGAATGCTCAAGGGCGCAAATATCAGTGTTGATCCAGAGGCAAAAGTCCTCACAACCGACCTTATCGCTTTCACACTCGGCATGAAGTTCGCTCGGCAGCATCCCGACAAAGTACCCCAGGCCATAAGATCCTGTGACATTATCTTAAACTCCGACGATTCTGAATATGTCGGCACTCAAATCAAGACCGGCCTGGTAGAGCTCGGAAAACTCATAGACGATCCCGACACAGAGAAAGTCATAAACCGGTTAATGCAAAAACTTAAAATCGAGGTATCGGTTCAGCCTGATTTTGACATGACACTGGCAAGGGTCGCTGTCCAGGCGTTCAAGGAGGGCATGGAGTGATTATAGAAGACATGCTCCCATACAGAAAACTATATGTGGCCGTTCTCGAAAACGCATTAAGGGACTTAAAAAGGCCAGTGGGTATGCACAAGCCGGCAAACATCAAAAGATGTAAGCGAAGCGCGAAAGCGTGGTTCAACTCGAAACAAACAGGCTTCAACGCCTTTGTTGGAATATGCAGGTTTTTAAACCTTGATCCTGACAAAATAAGGGACCGAATTTCAGCCGGCAAAGTAGATTTTAAACTCCTGTTGTCAAAGAGGGGAAACGACATATCGTGACCGAAGCCAAAGCAGCCATACTTTCATTTTTAGCAATATTAGTATGTGTTTCAGTAGGTTTTGGCTTGTATGCTTTCTCCGGCATTTCAGTAAAGAAAGTTTTTGATTTTACAACATGCCTGGTCGGGATTGGTCCTGGCTTCACGATTTTGATATTCATGGTCGGAATACCTGTGTTGATTGTCGTTCATAAAGCAATAAAGCGGTTTGGGGGTGTTGTGCGATGAGTATGTTTTTATTTGCGAGATGGGCTGACCTAATGTGCGGCTCTTGCCATAATGTGTTTAATCAACGTGGTGATCTGGCTTTCATAAAACAAATCACCGAAATAAAGTGTCCTAACTGTGGCGAGACAAACACCGCAAACCAATACGCCTTGATTTCATGTAGCGAATGCGATCCTAACGGATTGAGTGACAAGTGTGAAGAGTGCGGCAATGATTTTACTATGTGCAAGAAGGTGAGGCGGAAGCAGCTTGAAAAATGGGCTTATGGATTTTTAATGATGGATATCAAGCCACGTAGCGAACATGCGCATCATGGGATCGAGTTTTGTCGCAAAGAAATGGATAGCTATCTTAAAACAACACGGTTTTTTTGGGAATGTAACGACAAGAGTTATAAAGCAAGTCTCCCGCCCATGGAGAGAGATAATCAAACGCAATAAAAACAAAGGGTTGAAAAATGGACTATAAACTAAAGATAACGCCGGCAATCGAACCAGAAGAACGGCACAAAATCCAGGATGTATTAAAGAGTCTGGGATATGACATTCATGGCGGTGGAACACACACAGATGGGAGTGAATGCGACATCTCTTTTTCAAGTAAAGATGTGGAAAATGCTTGACCTTGTATCGCAGCTTCAACAGACAGAGCGACAATTAAACAGGGCAAAGTTCTCAAGAATTTACGAAGATTATGAACAGCCAGATAAGTACAAGTGGAGAAACGGTGACTGTAAATATTGCAGAAGCTTTTTTACGGTCGTTAAATATAAAAAAGAAAGCGAGTGTTTGAGTTGTGGACGGTCGGGGAATGTCCCTTGAGAAAATGTAAAAACAACTGCGGCGAAGAAGTGAAAAACCCGGAGCATCTTTATTGCCTAAAGTGTTGGATCGAATACAGGGAATATCTATCTACAGCGAAAAGGAACAATATAACGATCTCCGATACTGGATATTATGATCATCCACGCAACGACCTTAATAACTATGAATATTTACAGGCGGGGGCGTTAGGTTATTAATTGTATGAAACCATCAAGAGAAGAAGTTTGGATGAGGGCTGTTGAGGCAACATTACCAAAAAATTATGGTTTTGTCTACCTGTCCGCAATTTACGAAGCAGCTGATAAAGTTCTCGACGAGTTCGACAAGCGGTTTAATAAAACAACAAAAGATGACCCTGAAATTATTTCGGAACCAAGATGTGAACACTCTCGCGCCATGTTTAATTTAAATTTCAACAAGCACTATTGTCCTGAGTGCCATAAAATTTATGATAGAGGGGAATGGATATTCCCGGCAAAAGCAGCAACAAAATGTGAGCATAAAACATATCTCGCCGATATAGAAACTGGATGGAAGGTCTGTGGTGATTGTGGACACCCGTTAGAGCTTATAACTGAAAAGTTCAGGCCAGCTTGTTTGTTTCCACACACAAAAATTGTCGATCCCCCAGATATTTGCGAGTGCGGAGCAGAGCTTTTAAAAGGGAAGGCCTACACGCCGCTTAAAAAAGATTATCCGGAACAACAATATCGACTTAGTGCTGACAAAAAAACAATGACCTGCCTTGATTGTGGAAAGGTTTATAGTTGTCAAAGATGGAATGGTAAAAAAACTTAAACTAAAGTTAAATTTAAAAACGTTTAATTAAACTAAAGTTAAACATGGCAAAAATAGATGTTAAGAAACTGGCAAAATATATTTCAGACGGAAAGAGCAATAGAGCATGTGCGAAGCTGTTTGGAGTGTCAGACGCAGCCGTTGGGCAGGCTAAAAAACGACTTAATAAAAGCATTACCATTAAGGCAGCATCAAAAGAAACGGCCCCTGTTATTGTCCAGAAGAATTTGGACACTCTCGGTCAGCTTAGTAAAATCAATGAGAGCACAAACGAAATACTTGATTTACTTATGGGCTGGATCAGGGGCGATGATAAATGCATCCGGATTCTTGAGTCCCAGGTTAAAAGGTTTGTTTGGCGAAACGATGAAAAGGGCAAGGATGAAGAACTCGGGGTTAAAGAGGTCAAGTTTAAAGATCCTCGCGAACTTGCACTCAAGGCGGCTGCGGAAATTCGATCTCAACTTAAATTACAACTGGAGTTATTTCAGGCACTTTATGATATTCAGGCAGCAGAAGAGTTTCAACGTGAGGTTTTAACGGAAATCGGAGAAGTGGACAAGGATGTTAGGGACAGAATTATTCATAGACTCGGCAAAAAACGAGCAGTACGACAAGCTATTTGCCAGCCTTAGTCTTTTGGGGAGCATTGAGGATCTTGGCGAAGTTGTCCCATGGGCCGAGTCCCTGCTTTTAGATGGTCGCCAGTTCAGCCTCCACAATCACGAATATCAAAGAGACATATTAAAAGAAATGGCCATAAGACAGGTTTTCCTAAAGGGGGCTCAAGTCGGTGTCACTTCAATTGTCATGCTCAAGACTCTTTATGGTCTTATTTCAGGCAAGTATCAACAGGGAGCTTTGTACTTATTCCCATCCAGGGACGATGTAAACGACTTCTCCAGTGGTCGGTTCGATCCTCTTATCAACGACAATGAGGAAATGGCCAAATATATTAAGAGCACAGACCGTAAAAACATTAAAAGAATCGGGAACGCCATGCTTTACATGCGTGGTGCGAGAGCTACAACCAAAGTACACGGCATGAAAAGAAGTTCGACGGCCTTGAAATCGGTCCCGGCTGATCGGGTTGTGTTTGATGAACGAGACGAGATGGCAAACGATATGGTTGACCTTGCCCTTGAAAGGATGGCTCATTCAGAGGTTAAGGAAGAGGTCCATCTTTCCACTCCGACTATTCCGGATTATGGAGTCGATAAACTATTTCAGGAGTCAGATCAACGTCACTGGCTCATAAAGTGTTCAAAATGCGGTGGGCTTACCTGCCTTGAGACAGAATTTCCAGACTGTCTGTATGAAAAACGAAACGGTGAAGTCATTCGGATTTGTCTCAGGTGTAAAAGTAACGAGATTCATCCAAAGGACGGCGCTTGGGTTCCAAAACATCCAGACAGGGCAGATGAGCTTGTCGGCTGGCGAATCAGCCAGTTGAATTCCATGTTCGTTGAGCCGGGACAGATATTAAAGCTGTATCTTGATCCTCCGAATGGAAATATATCAGAAGTATATAACTCAAAACTTGCACAGGCTCATATCGCTGCAGAGAATCGATTGACCTATCAAGAGGTGATCGGGCTTTGTGGTACTGAATCGATTCAAGAGAGTGATCCTGGTCCCTGCTATCTTGGCGCGGACGTTGGCACTCTGGTTCATTGCGTTATAGGAAAGAAACACGACAAGGGCTGTCAGGTTGTCTATGCCGGCGCATTTCCGGATTGGTCGCAACTCAATAGCCTGGTTAAGAGATTTAATGTTGTCAGGGGTGTTATTGACGGTCTTCCGGAAACCAGACTTTCCAGGGAGTTCGCAAAAAACAATCAGGGTAAAATATATTGCTGTTTTTATAACGAGCATCAAAAAGGCTCATATGGGTGGAATGAAAAGGAACTGACTGTCACTGTGAACAGGACTGAATCGCTGGACGCTTCCCATGAGGAATTAAGACAAGGTCGTGTCGTACTACCAAGAGAATGCGAGACGATTCAGGAGGTTGCTACCCAATGCAGTAATATAGCCAGGGTTTTACAGACCGATCCGGAGACTGGTGCCTCAAGATATGTGTATCTCAAGACTGGTCCTGATCATTATCGCCATGCTGCTAATTATTTCACCATGGCGTTTCAGACAGGATCTAACCTGATATTTGCGGATTTGTTATGAACGAAGAACTAAAACAAGAAGTATCACACGTTGGAGACTCAGGCATGGGAGAGGGCGGCTATTTTGTGTATTATAAACGGACACCATCCGAACCCAAAACATTGTCCATTCCCGTTAATGGCGTGAGAGCATCCGTTATCTTCCCGACTCCCTCTGTGCCAGGTTATTATTTATTCATGGCCGAGAAAAGGGAGCGAAACAAGGTTAATAAAAATCCGTTATTGTTTTTAATAGAAGGTGAGCAGAAAGGATATGCCGAGCTCCTTGAGAAGTTTTCCGATGACGCGATCAGGCTAAAATGTCGGATAGTTTACTGTGATCAAAAGGAAACAGGGTTCTTGTTCGGGCTTAAAAAACGAGTTCCGACACTTCACTCTCCGTCTCACTTGCCGTTTGATGATGATGAGGCATATGGAAAGATTCTTACGAGAGAATGGCTTGCAGACGAAAGCCTTGAAATACCAAAAGATACTATTTTAAGTGATCATTTAACCAAGACAACAGAAGAGACGTTGCCGCCTGGGTTTCATGCCGTAAGGCAGATTGTGGGCGGGTTTTTAACTGACGATACGGTTCGGGCGGTCGGTGGCAGAAGAGAGGTTGTTGCCGCCGGTCATCACTGGGCATAGGAGAGAGATGATGGGAAAAGACCTAGTCATGTTTTTGGGCGAAGAAAATAGAGAAATTGAGTGGCTGGTCGCTCTTCTTTCATCAAAATGTGATGAACTTGGGGTTGATATGTATTGCGCTCTTTCCGTCAAAGAGCACGCTCTCTTTGATACCCACCTTGATAAAAACAAAGCATTAAGCGTGGTTAGAAATATAGAAACAGGAAGTCAAACAATATCAATGAGACAGGTGAAAAAATGAAACGATTTGAACTTGTACTGACAATCATACTGATAATTTTACTGATGGCCGCACCTTCTTTTGCAGGCAGGGACCGAGGGTGTTCAGCTTCGGCTACAGGGTCAACGTCCGGAACATTATATACCGGCTCTGGGTATGCCACCTCATTACAGGTCACTCCGACAGCAAGCGATGTGACGGTTATTCTTTTCGAGGCATCCGCAGCCGGAAGAGAGGTCGGAAGGTGGACCGCAAAAGGTTCGGCCAACCCTGAATCAACCGGCAGGCCGTTTGAAAACTTTAGATGGTTCGAGGGCAATCTTTTTTATACATCAACCGTTGCCGGCGCTCATATTGACGTTGGCTATATTCAGTCGGACGGAAAGTGTGATTATTAAGCGATTCCTTGTTTAAGGAGGATTAGAAGAGAATGAAAACAAGAGAAAAAGTATGGATCAGGGTGGTTGAATCGTGTTTAAGGCGTGATCCAAATGCTGAAGCAAGAGTAGATTACGCTATGATTAATGCGGGTCTTGTTCTTGAGGGCTTTGATAAATTGTTCGGGGCCAAGAAAGGTAAGAAAAATGAAAAAGATACTTAAAATTCAGCCAATATTACTTTTAATACCGTCAATAGTTTTTATTCTTTTGCTGGCCGGCACCGCTTCGGCTGCGTTTTGGAGTTTTGGATATTTCAATACAGGGGGCGGTGGTGTGCCTGCTAATGCATGGCTTGATACCAAAGGGGCCTGTATTGCTGGCACTCAGGGAAACTGTATGACAGATACGAGGTAAATATGAAAAAGTTAGACAGGTTTATTATAATCACCTATGTTTTATTGATGGCAACATTCGCCTACGCTGCTGACGGTTGGCAAACAACGTACTCTAACAATTCGTCTCCTGATGGGGCTGATATATTGATGCTTCAAAATATTTCCAACACAACTGATGGGGCTGATGGAACCAGTGAGTATTCAACAGTTTTGCAAGTAATGACATATATAGTTGATGACACGGCCTACGATGAATCTACGTGGAACCTCAGCGCACATGGAGCAACCAAAGGAGCTATCAGGGACGAGTTTGAGGGCAAAGCAAGCCTTGGAGACAACGAAGTGGTCACAGGTTTTTGGTCAGTTGCTTTTCAAGAAGTAGTAACAACTTCAACAGATACATTAACAGCCGCAGAATGCAAAGGGACATTGCTTAACAACTACGGCATGGCTGCACCAACAACAACTACCCTTCCAGCGGCAACCAAGGGGTTGAAATTCTTAGCCGTACATGGCGCAGCAGCGCAGACATGGCATATTAAAGCTGGTGCTGGTGATAAAATATACTTTGACGGTACGGCTTTAGATGATGCAGATAAGGTAAGTAATAACGCAGGGTCGAGTGCCGTTGGTGACATGATTATGTTTTTTACTTTCCAAACAGGTGCAGGCGCCTATGATTGGCAGGCACAGACAATCTATGGAACATTTACTGATGGCGGAGCTTAATTAAAGTTGCCCCTCCCGGTACTATGAATACCGAGAAGGGCTTGCTCAATAAACACTTTGGGGCATTTAAGGAGCGTTTTAGTTTGAACAGATTCTTAAAGATTTTTCAATATATAATATTATTCCTTTGCATTACTGTTACCTGTTTTGGTGCTGTTGAAGACCTGACCACTTATACAGAGGTTGACACGGGCGGTAATCTTACCGCTACTTCAACCAAAGCCACATTGAACAGTGGCACGGCGGCTGTTCGTCTATCGAAATACATAAAAGGTCAAGGTCTTAATGGACTAAAGAGAAGATACATTCTTAATTTAGGTTCTGAACCTATCTTGGAAACGTGCATTTTTGGACTGTCAGATGAAGGCGCAAACAATAATTGGAAGGAGTGGACAACTGGTTTAGTTATTATTGTTAACGATAATAAGATTACACTGAGAAATATTGATGAAGGTACAGAAGATGAAAGTGCAGCACTAAGCTACAGCACAGATTACTATCTTGATATAAAGCGGAACGTAAATCAGTTGCGCTGTTACATTTATGATGATAGTGCGTTTTCTTCACTTGTCGAATTAATTGAATTGAACGATTTTGAACCACTTTTTTCATTTTCTGATATTACTTTAATTTCAAAGCCTGCAAACGGGTTAGCTTTTTTCCCTTCAATGGATACGCCCGTTTATTCTGATGATGGAAGTTCGGTCGCGTCATGGACAGAAATCAATTCCGGTGGAACTTATTCGTCTGTTACTGAAGATGGAAGGTCTTGCATTTTAGTTACAGACGCCACCGGTGGGGATCCTGAAACCATACAACAGACTTCTCCCGGCGCATTGCCAAATCCTTGTTTTTCGGAGTTCGGTTTAAAAACTTCGGGTGTCGGCAATTACGGAAGTGCTAATAATATAAGAATGCAGATTCGTGATGGTGCATATCAATCCATGTTGGATATATACGCAAATTCTTACTATGGCAGGGATGGCACCAATTTTGCGATAACACACGACAATGGAACATGGTATGATTTTAGAGTATATCATAACTCAACAGGGGCATATTATTACAGAAAAGAAGATGGCAAGCAATGGGAATATATAGGAACAATGAATGTATCGGCAAACGCCAATACAGATATTTTTCTGTATGCAGCTTCTAACGATGTCGCTATTTCATTTTGGGTTGATTATCTCAATGTCGGTTCTGGCACCGCTGATCCTTTTGAATTATATATCGAAGATGTCAACAATTTTGACATGGTGTTTTCGAGTTATTCAAATCCTGGCGTGGCATATCCCGGTGATCTTGAAGAGCCATTCACTACCGATTTGGCAACCGCAGGGTTTACAACTTCGGGTACTGGAACGGTTGAAACTACAGGCGGTGAACTACACATCACAGGTGACGGAGAAGCGCACAAAGCAGTGCCAAACGGTGCTGTTGATTCTGAGTCTGTTAGCCAATTAAAAAAAGTGAAAATAACATCAATCGGTGCCGGTGATGCGGCGCATATTATATCTATAAAAGACGGTGCTAACGTCTTTACAGGTTTGGCAGTTGAAAGGGGTGGTTTTTATTATTGGAGCTGTCAATGGAATACTACAAAATACGATTCTAATATAAAATTGGAGTTAGATACATACTATACAATACAGTTAATGGCAAACGCTCAATCAGGCACAGGGAATACAGCTAATTTGTCTGTAATAGTTGACGGTAATACGGCTGTCAATACTCTAAATGGCAATGCCTATTCTGATTTTACCATAGATGAAGTACAATTCGGGGCAGTGGATGAAACAAATTATACTGCTAATGCCGAGTGGTATGGTGATGATCTTCATATAATGTCGCATCAATTCTTTTATAGCCCGGGGACTTCAGCCTTTGCATCAAATGGCGATATGATAGTGGGTTGTAATCTTGGCACTCTTTTCGGTGGCGTTGATGCGTTTATCCTTTTTAAAACCACTGACAATGGTGCTACGTGGACATACGAAACGATAGACATTGGTGCCGACATAGGTGAAACCGTAACCTCCGCAAGATTTCAAGGAACCATTACAATAGGTGATGATATTTATATTGTTGCCAATGCTTTATATGATTACGATGTTGACCTTACGGATGAGTATTCAACATATGTGTATAAAATGTCTGTAAGTGGCGGCGTACTTGGTTCACCCGTTATTCTTGAAGACTCTGGCACTCCCATTGTTTTAAGAGACGTGTACCCTGACGCAGGGGTAATGATAGACCCGAACGATGCCACTAAAATACTTGTTACTTTACGTATCAACTGGCTTGTAGAAGCCACACATGAAATTAAACTGGCTTCTTTCGACACTGACAGTTCGCCCCCGGCTTGGAATGGTTCTGGCAGTTGGGTGTCTCTTGCTGTAGTGGGCGATTATACATATCTTGGAAATGATCTAAAGCCGAGCGAGGTGTCTCTAACCCTTAACCCACAGGATAGCAATAAAACTATTTTTACTTGTCGCTGGACAAACATGTCAGGCGACGCATACGAAGAGTTTATTGCTTATAGAATTGCTACAGGGAGTGTTTATACTTCTGGCAATTGGGCTGCATCGGTTTCCTTGCGTGACGATTGGTCGCACTATCATGGCGCAGTGGGGAACTTTATTGCTGTGGGAGATCAGCTTTTGTGGGTGTCTTTCATTCGACAGCCTTCGGGCGATAGGATGAGGGATGCAATATATCAGATTGATCCAAGCGATTTGTCAGAACTTTTGAATGGGTACGTGTTCTCAGTAGGCACGCCGGGAGTTTCACCTTTTTTCGACTATGGTTGCTATAAACGAGTTGGCAACGGTCATGCGCTCCAAGGGCCGGATGCAGATAAAATATACTGGACTACCATGTCTGGTACTGCCGGAGTTTTTGCATTTAATTCTGGTATTCTTTCAAACCTAACCGTCAATATCACTGGAGATGGTGGATCAGGGCAGTGGAGGCGAGTTGGTACAGGATCATGGTTGAACGAAGGAACCGAAGAAGACATTACACCGGGAACTTACACGGTTGAATTTAACGATGTGTCTGGAAAAATAACCCCGGCAAATCAGGAAGTGATTCTAAGTGACGGAGAAACAGAAACGATCACTGGAGTGTATACAGGCGGTGCGGTAATATTAATGTTTTAGGATATGACATGAAATTTAAACTAATTGTATTCATATTATTGCTGATACCAAACCAGGCTTTTGGATTACCTGTTGTTTCTGGCGCAGGCACGGCAGTTCACGGAGATTCTATAACCATCACAGGCTCAGACTTCGGTACAAAGTCTCCCGCTGCACCTTTAATGTGGGATGATGGAGAATCTGGAACATTGGCTGGTAACGGCTGGTGTTATACTATGCCTGCTAACGCTGGTGCTCCACATGATTTAGCTTATCGGGATGGAGCATATAGAGGCATGTCTAATCCTCATTCAAACGGTACAAAATATATGGCTGGTGGACATGAAGACAACAGACCATATGCTGTAGATGTAGGAAATAGTGTTTCAATAACATGCTCACTAAATGCTTCTCCGCCCTCTGTAATATATGCATTCTATTATCTTGCATGGGACCCTAACTGGCCTACTGATGGACACAGGAGTAGTTCCTCCCTTACTGGTAATCATAAGTTTATGTGTCAGGATGTGACCTGTGCAATATATACAGCAGGATTTCAATACTATGATTTTAAGCATGGAAGTGAGCCTCAACATAATGCAACAGTTCAAATATTGCAAGAGTCAACATATTCATTTTCTCGTTCTGATCTTTTAGGTGCATGGGGGCATTGGGAAGAGCAGATAACTACCAGTAATGGTGCTCAGACCAGGTGGCTTTTAAATGGCACTGATACTTATGCAAATAGTCAGATTCATAGTGTAACAAGGGCAGTAGCTGCATCTTTATCTCATTATAGCATTGGTGGATATCATTGCTATCAAGACACTCCAATTATTATAGCTGATACAGGCTTTGCTGGGCCTGACGGTAATGGAGAATACTATGCTACTTGTGCTGAAGAAAAGAAATTACTTAATCGCGATCTTGTGGATCACTTTCCAGCAAGCGGCACTGTTGAGGGATTTTTAACGGCGGGTACTCTCGGTTCTTTAGGCGCAGGCGAATGGGATTATGATGATGGAAACAGTCGTGTATATATAAAGGAAGACCCAAGCGGAAATACTTATTATGCAGTTGATTCAACATGTGGAAATATCGGTGGTAATTATGAGCATGGAGGCCATGAAGATTCTTGGAGATACTTTGACGATATCTACATTGATACCACATGGTCAAGGGTAATGATTGGCAATAATGCCACATATACGTCCTGCACAATCATAGAACCGCAACCACCTACAATATGGAATGCTAACGGACAATCAATTACAGCTATGGTGAATGCCGGTAAGTTATCGGCTGGCACTGTATATGTATTCGTATTCGACTCAAACAACGACCACAACACCACAGGGTATCCGGTAACGTTAGGCGCTGCTGGCGATGATGATGACGATGACGATGACGATGACGATGACGATGACGATTGTGTTCCTGAAGTAAGGGGCGGGCCTTTTGGATTTTTTGGAGGAAGTTAATGAAACGATTACTGATCATATTGGCAGTTTTGGTAAGCTTGGCAATGGTAACATCTGTAAGTGCGGAAGAATTTTATTGGGGAAATAATTGTGCTGCGACATCGTACAACATTTACGCTGATGGAGTTCTTTGCCAGAGCGTACCGGGGAATGTTTACGCGATTGAAATATCCGAGATAGAAAACCTACCGTCAATGGACAATGATATTTCTTTAACGGTTACGGCTGTCATGCCTATTTCTGGTGAAGGGGGGCATAGCGACCCTGTGATTTTGCCGGGAAAGTGCATACCGGACCAGACAGGCATCCATGCTACTTCGGAGTAATAAAATGAGTCGGGGCTAAAGGCATTGCGCCAATAGCCCCATGCACCATAACCTTGTGGGAGGTTACAGCACATGGAACGGATAGCAGAGAAAGAACCCCGAAGTCAAGGGGGGAGATTATGACGGACATGAACGGAAAGACCGAACTTGCGCTATTAACACAAGCAGTCGGCACACAGACAAAGACAATAGAGGGGCTTACGAAGTCCCTTGAGGACTTTAAGGAAAAAGGTGGCGTGAAGTGCGCTATTCACGAAGAGCAACTGAAAAATGGCGTTGAATCGTTCAAGGCTCTTTGGGATCGCGTTAAGTGGCATGAGAAAATATTCGTCGGCAGCTGTATCGTTGGCGTAGCAGTCAAGATGGTGTTTTTTGCATAGGTGAATAAATGCTTTTAAAACTCGGCGTAGACATATCAAGGCTAAAGCCTCCGATCAGGAAGGAACTTACCCTGATTGAGAACATATTCCAAAGAAACGGATATGGCGAGGCTGTCATAACATCGACATTCGAGGGCAATCATAGTCCGGGGAGTCTCCACTATGCTGACCTGGCTGTTGATTTTGGAAGGCCACAAGAAAGACCAACTCTTACCTTGAAAGACTTATTGAAGGACCTGAAAGAGTCTCTCGGGCCGGATTATGACGTTGTTTTAGAAGGGGATCACTTTCATGTTGAATATGACCCAAAAACTTAAAAAGATCGGTCTGGTTTTATTGGGAATGATCGTTGTGTTCTTTCTCTGGATACAGAAAAAGCGAGGCGAAAATGCAACTTGAAACAGGATTTCAAAGCAACGACCAAATAGCGGAGGCGGAAAACCAGGAAAGAACCGCACAGGCCCAGCAACGGCAGGCCAACGAGGTAATAACTTCTCTGGCAAGTTACGTTCAACGGTGTTGGGAGTCTGCGAAGAAGGCCAAGAATGACGTTGAAACCGCAATGCTGAAAGTGAAACGCAGGATTAAGGGCGACTATGAACCCGATGTTTTGCAAAAGATAGAAGCCCAGGGCGGATCTTCTATTTTTATGAGGCTGGATGATGAAAAGTCCGAGGCAGCGAAAGCATGGTTTACCGACCTTCTTATAGGCGAAGAAGACCCCTTCTCTGCGCAAAAGAGCCCTGTCCCGACACTTCCTCCACAGCAAACGCAAATGATCGCTGAAGAAGTCAGGGCAGAGACAGAAATGGCAATTCAGATGGGGGCGGCTGGCGTGACCCCTGCCGACATAGACCAGCGAATCAAGATGGTATCCGCACACATTCAGAAGAAAATGCAGGAAAAGGCCAACGAGGTTGAGGCCGCTGTTGAAACCAAAATCAAAGATGTTATAGCAGAATCCGGATGGAAAGACGCACTTGACGACTTCATATCTGACTTTGTGGATTACAAGGCAGGCTTTTTAAAAGGCCCGCTCGTAAGGCAAAAGAAAGTCATGGACTGGGATCAGCAAGGGGAGCCGGTACCGACGACAAAGCTATCAATGGCATGGGAAGCTCCAAGCCCGTTTGATATTTATCCTTTCCCTGCGTCAAGGACGGTTAATGACGGACTGATAGAAAAACACACATTACGAGTTCGAGATATCGAGGCCCTGAGAGGCGTGAAAGGATATGACGACGCAGCCATTGAGCTTGTTTTGCAAGAATACGGTTCGGGCGGTTTAAGGAAGTGGATTTATGAGACAAATCAAAACACCCTGGACACACTTTCGTACAGAAAAAATGTCGAAGAGGATCCGGAAGGAACTATCGATGCCTTGCAGTTGTGGGGAAAGATTCAAGGTTTGTCCCTGGTGGAACATGGCGTGTCTCCGGACAGGCTTCCGGATCTGTTTACCTCTTATGATGCTGAAATATGGCTGATAGGAAACTATGTCATTAAATGCGAACTGAACGGAAACCCTCTCGGGGAGGTACCGTATTATAAAGTTTCTTTCAGGGAAAAGAAAGGCCAGTTTTGGGGCGATGGATTACCGGACACTATCGAAGACTGTTCAAGAATGTGTAATGCAGCCGCAAGGAATGTTGTGAACAACATCGGTATGGCCAGTGGCGTTCAAATCGGAGTAGACACAGATGCCATGCCTCCAGGGGAAAAGATAACGACGCTGGAACCGAACAAGATATGGCAGTTTCAAATGAAGGATATCCAGAACGGCACACGCGCTCCCATGTGGTTTTTCCAGCCGAAGTCGATGGTGACAGACCTGATAGCGGTTTGGGATAAGTTTTCAGAAGAGGCGGACAATAAGTCTGGAATTCCGAAATATACTTACGGACAGGGTGGGGCATCGATTAACAATGCGACACAGTTTTCAATGATGATGTCAAACGCCTCCAGGGGCGTAAAGAAGTCTGTTCGGAACATTGACACGAAGGTTATATCCAAGTCGATTAAGGCAACCCACACCCATTTATTGCTGTACGATCCTGATCCGATTCTAAGAATGGGTGATGTTAATCTACAGGCCATTGGCTCAAGAAGCCTGATTCAGAAAGAACAGGCTCAAGTGAGACGACAGGAGGCATTGCAGGTCCTTCTCCATCCGGCCATACTTGAGATAATCGGCAGAGAAGGCCTTTCAGAATTTTTGAGGCAGTTCTTTAGAGGGCTCGATAGTTCTACCGCAGACATTGTACCGTCTAAAGAGGATGTTTTATTACAAACTTTAATTTCGCAGATGCAGCCGGTCGCTGGTCAGCCACAAGTGACCAAGGGGACCGAAACAAACCAGGCGGGAGGAAAACAGGGAGGCGCAGATGCCAGAACCTTCAATTAAGGAAGTGTTGAATGAGATAGGCGAAAAGTCACACGACGAAGAGAATGTCGTTGAGGTGGGCGGTGAAAAGGCTTACACGCAGGAGCTTGATAATATTACTGATCATCGGACGCTGGGAGAGGTTGTCAGGGATGAGGAAGAACAGTGGAACCAGACACATAAGATACTGCACGACCATGAGTTAGCTTCTAAAAGGGAAGCCTCTTTTCTCATCGACAAACTCATCAACCACGTCATGAGAAATTTAGGCGTAATGGGAGCACCCGGTTTTCTCTTTGACCGTTTTTTTACAGATACTGTCCTGGCGAGGAAGGATGCAGCCAATAAGCTATATCAGGAAAACAGGATACGGCTTTCAAGGCATCTGACTTCTCAGGTGGACGAGAATTGGAAAGCAGGGCTTTATATCTATCTTGACAAGGAGCTGGCTTACTTTATCAGCCACCCGGAAAAAATGAAGTATGAACGTGTTTTAGGTCCTGAGTTTTGGCTGGTCCGAACGAACGTTATCTTGCCCGGGGCGAAAGGGACGATTCATTGAATCCTTTTGATGAAAAAGCGGCTGACATGGCCAATCTTATGTCAATGGAAATAAAAAAATATTATCCAGAAGGGCACGTTTTGAAATCCTTAAAGGTGGATGCCTGCCGCAGCGAAAGGACCTATGGCACTTTGCTGAGAGGGTTGAGCATCGACGCCGATGGAGAAAACGGCTTATATTGCAGCACGCTCGTTGACGACGATCTCTTTTTAAAAGATTTAACCTGGGCCGGTAAAATAAACGAATTTCTTTATTATTACCGCAGGCGGTTTTATGGCTCCATTGGATAAAAACTGAAAAGGGCATACAAAAAAAGAAACAGAAAATGGGGAACAGCATGACTCCAGAAAACATTATAAAGAACAATATTGTAGAGTTTTGCCGCCAGCGTCCAGGCGGTCATGTTTTACGGTCTGTCTATGATGTTGAAGTTTTTAAAACGGAACTGCGCTCTTTTGAAGAAAAGGAACCGATTCTTATACGGCTAAAAAGCGTTTCTCGTGACGGAAAGAATATTCTGTATGGAGCTTGCCGTGGCGAGAAAGATTCCTGTGTCCAGCCAATTCTTATTAGAGAGTGGCTGTTAAAAGAGGCTGCGGTCGAGTTAAAAAAAGGATGGCGGTCCCGAAAAAGAAAGTGGGGTGTCGCATGAAAATAACCCCCTTAAACATAACGGACAATCAATCTCTTGTATGCCTGAACCATATGAGGTTTGCAGAATATGGAAAAGTGCCAGTGGTCCTCTTTGAAGAGCTGCTTGATATTTACAGAAAGGCAAACGACACGACAGACGGAGAACAAAGGGTAATGAACCAGGGAGTTTGTCAGTTTTTAAGGCAGTTTATTGAAAACATTGGACAGGCCGGGAAGACATCCGAAAGGGTTAACACTCCCCCTCTGGCTGGAAGTACGGAGTTTTGATGAAACCACTCGACGGCAGGCAGGTATTAAAGGCAATAACACGATCTCTAAAACAGCTTGTTTCGTTGTTTGAAAAGATTTTAAAGGGAGAGACTATATGAACATGTTCCAAACCCCTATAAATGTGTTCCAAGCCCCTGCGGATTTAAATAAAATTTTTGATAATTATCCATGCGGACACATCCTCCGATCTGTAACCGATGCTGGGTTTATAATACGGGAAGGACAATATGGGCGGACTTTTCGGCTAAAAAGCACTGTTGGAAACCGGGAAAAATATTTCATTTTTAAAAATATTATAGAGGATGATTTTCGCAACACAGAAAAAAGACACAGTGACCTTGTAGATATTAAAAACACCTTAATGGAGTACTGGACAACGGGATGGTGCGGAAGAAGGAGAAGGAGAAAAACCACATAAACTAAATACATAACGGCTGATACCTCCGAAAGCACGTATCAGTCAAGCCGGTCACGCTAACGCCTCACTGGGTTCCAGAGAAAGACAGGAATCCGTGGGGCTTTTTTTATTTCACAAAAGGAGGTGAATCAAAATGAGACAGATTAACAAACTTGTTGTTGAGAATCTTGCCACAAGCAAGATGCGGCCCAAAAACGGGTCCCAGGCAGATCACATCGCAGATGTCGCAGTAACAGGCACTTATGCCACCGATGATACACCTATCGAAACAGCGATAAATGCGATCCTCGCGGCATTGGAAGGAGTGGGGATAGTTGCAGACAGTTAACCCTAAACCCTAATGAATCCCTGCACTCAGGCTCTTAGGAATCCCTGAGAACAGGCTCAAGGAGGAAAGAATGACATTACCGAAACAGTTACAGCAAGCAGAAAAAGACTTGGAAGAAGGAAGGATGCCCGGATTACCGGCTGATTTAGCCGAAAACATGGCGAATACTGGTGAAGGAACTGCAGGAGACGGAATTGAGAACCCTTCGACGGAAGCTCTCGACCCTGACGGCAATCCTCTTGAACCAACTCCCGAAGGAAGTCCGACCGAACCCAACCTGGCAGCAGGGGAAGAGACGTGGCAGCAGAGATTTAATGTAATGGAAGGCAAATACAAAGCGGAATTGCCTCCCCTGCGAACCAGAATAGCCGAGCTGGAAGAAAGCGAACGATACCTGAACAGTCAGAATTTTGTTCTGCAAAAAAGGGTTGAGGAGCTTGAGACAGTCCCGGCAGCACCGGAACAACCGAAACTGGAAACCGTCGAGGATTTGATGGATTTCGATCCTCAAACCCTCAGTGGGTACGGAAGCGAGTTTGTGGACCTTGGCAATGCTTTTAAGCAGGGTCTTCAGAAGATACTCGGCAAGGTAAGTACGGTGCAAAACACGGTAGGAGAGGTGCAGCAGACAACCAAGAACAATGATGAGCGCACCTATCAGAACAACCTTGTAGCAGCTGTTAATCGGCTAATTGCGGAAGATGGTGGCTCTCTTGGCGACTTTGTGGCGCTAAACGGAGTTCCGGAACGCAATGTGCCGGGGAACCCTGATTTCGTCAAGTACCTGAATGAAATTCCACTCGGCGGGACTCAATCCAGAATGGCCCCTTTTAAGACGGCTCACAAAGATATGAATCTCCCGGCGGTTGAAAAGGTCTTTCGGGACTTTATCAACAAACAAAAAGAGGTTCCTGTAAAAACTGACAATAGCGATCCTGTAAAAGATTTAACCAATGTGTCTCCGTCACCAGCCCAAGGCGCTCCGAACCAGCCAGTTACAAAGGCACAGGGACAGCAGTACCAAAAGGCATGGGCGGATAAGTTCGTAAGGGACTATGCGACGGGGAGTTTGCCGTTGAACCTACGAGAAAACGCAGAGGCAATTTTTCAGGACATTCAGCAAGCCCGAATTGATGGGCGAATAATGGGTTGATTCAAGCACCTTCTCTAAGGTGCTGCAAATCAGCCATGGAGAAGGAGAGAAATTATGATAACAGCATCAGCGGGTGTTCCACAGTATTCCGGAAATTTTATTCCGGAGGTGTGGACCACTAATCTTCTCGTCAAGTATTACCATAGCAGCATTTTTCCAGCTATGTGCAATACGGACTACGAGGGTTAATATGGCTCTCTTTAAACTCCGTGAATTGCTGGGACACCCTAACGTAAAGCCGAGGGCAATCAGCAGCCAAGCTCTCTGGAAACAGAGTGAAGGTTCAACGACTAACGCATGGAGCCTAATCCCATATTTTGGGTATGGCGGTAAAGCGACACGAGCGCGGAGCGGTTTGTTTTTATTAAAAAAAGACTTGGAAATTAATAATTACGGTGATATGATAAGCCTAATCCAAATTGGCATAAACACAATAAGGAAAGGGTTTGTCATGGTTGTAAAAAAATTCAATGCGGATCACAGGGAACTTGAGAGTGCATACAGGGAACTGGGATCAATGGAAAGGGTTGCCAGCAGGTTTGGCGTTTCTAAAAAACTCATACTTAACTATATGAAAAAGTACGGGATAGAAAGAAATCAGCGCAACAATCCGAAGGACGTTGCCGCCAAAATTAGACGTTTGGCAAAAAGGGGAATGACCGCCTCAGAAATAGCCAAAAAGCTGAATTTCACGCCCATACATATTCGCCAACAGGCGAAGCGATATGGGATTGAGATTGAACGGTCTAAATTCCACAAGGGATTTATAAAGACCGATTCAGGCTATGTTTTGGTTCAGGTTGCCGGACATCCTCTCGCTGACAGCAAGGGGTACGTTAGAGAGCATCGCCTTGTTATGGAAAAGTATCTCGGCAGATACTTGGAAAATGGTGAGTGTGTTCATCATGTAAACGGCGATAAGGCAGACAACCGCATTGAAAATTTAGAACTGATGCTCGTTGGGCATCATGTGAAACTGCACCACACCGGAAAAAAGGGCAGAGGCCCGAACAAACCGAAGATATAGTCTGGTCTGCGTGGAAACACGTAGGAGCTGGGGATAAAGAGCCCCGGACGTAAACACAACGGAGATAAAAAACCAGGGCGATGTGGTCAAGATTCGTACCCGGCCCGATATCAATATACTCGATTACGAGAAAGGGCAGACTCTTGACATTCAGCATCCGGACAATCCTCTCGTCGAATTTCCGATTGAGAGAGCCAAGTACTTCAATTTCATTTGCGACGACATCGATGCTCACCAGGCCGACGTTCAGCTTATGAGTGAATGGTCCCAGGACGCAGGGCAACAGATGAAAGTCAAGATTGACTCTGAGGGGCTTGCTACGGTTTATGCCGATGGTCACGCCAGCAATGTTGGACTGACAGCCGGTTTGGATTCTTCAAGTTACAACATGGGCGTTTCCGGCACACCGTATGCGGTCACAAAGGACAATGTTCTTGATTTCATGTCCGACATGACCAGTGTGCTGGACGAACAGAACGTTCCCGAAACGAGTCGGTGGTATGCGATTCCTTCATGGATGGCTAACCTGATCAAGAAGTCTGAGATTAAGGACGTTTCCATGACAGGTGACAGCAAGTCGCCCATTCGACACGGCAGAATCGGCAACATCGACAATAACCCGATACTCAAATCCAACCAGATCCATAAGGTAACTGACGGTGACAACACCTGTTACTACCCGATGGCCGGCAACAAGGCCGCGATTACGTTTGCGGCTCAAATGAACGAAATGGACTCTCTGAAATCCGAGAGAACTTTCGGTCAGCTGATAAGGGGTTTGAATGTCCATGACTACAAAACCATTAAAGAGCAGGCTCTTGTAGTCGGCTACGTCTATAAGGCGTAAGGAGGTGCAGCCATGAAAAAGACCATAGCTATACTGATTTTTCTTGTGTTTGCATTTACGTCTATTGGTTTTGCAAGCACTATCGTAATGACCCCTTCCGGTTCAAACACCGCAGGGACTACCGTGTCCGATGCATGGGGCGTCGGGGCAAGACGGCTTACAAGAACCATTAACTTTGCGACGGCTCTTACCGAAAAAGGGTCCGCATTGGCCGCAAACGATATCATAAGTGTATTTGATATCCCACCGCAAACAGCGGTTATTGCTGCCAATATTCACGCTCATACCGCGATTAATTCAGGTGCGACCGTGTGTAAGCTGGACCTTGGGTGGACATCGCATCCGGAAGCTGACCCTGACAACTTTGTCGATGGGTATAATGCCGTAACATGTACCACAGACGGCGTTCCCATCTTCGCTGTTCAGGGGTACGTAACAACAGCTACAACATTGGATATGGAAATCGCTGAACTTACAGGGACGTTGAGCAGTGGTAAGGTTACTGTGACGGTGCTCCTGTTCGATATGCGAGAGTAGCATTTTCGTTCATTAATATCCCGGGGGTTTCGGCCCCCGGCATTAAAAAGGAACCCGACAAATGGGAAAACCAAAAAAACGATACATGATGAAAGTCGATACTGAGCAGATTTTTACCTACTCAGCATTGACCATGAAAAAACGCAGGGACATGGAAGAGGTTTCAGAGGCTACGGCTCTTTGGAAACTTGGAACAGGTCCCAAGCCGCAGGACGTTAACGATCTTCAAAACCTTTCAACGAAACTGTTGGGCAAGTTAAGGAATCTGGACGTTAACGAGCAGGAAGAACTGGCCCTGTACCTGCAAAAAAAACAGGCATTGCCGATGCTTGATGTGCCGACGGCAGGACCGCCACAGCTTGACCAGGGCGAAGTCGGAGAAATAAAAAACACCGGTGTTCCCCAGGAAAAAGACAAACCGGAGAATGTGATCGGCAGTCTTGACAAGCCCGTTGCCAAGATGAACAAGGCGGAACTTCTGGCACACGCCATGCTGGAACTCGGGGCCGATTTGTCTGAAGAGCCGACCAACGATGCAATTAGGTCCAAAATTGACGAGCTCGAAAAGGCCGCAGCATGAAAGTTTCCGCGCTCATAATAGAGGCCGCACAGCAGTACAATGATTATAACGCTGATGCGGAAGCTGGGCAAAGATATGAAAGGCTCACGGTTGATAAGTGGGTGAATTTCTACAATGAAGCCCAAAAAGCCCTTGTGATTGCAAGGCCCGACTCTCGCATGAAGTTTGTCAAAACGTTCGAGTTAACGGCAGACGAGACTCTACACGCCCTGCCTGCGGAGTGCTTACAGTTAATTGACATGCCTCGAAACATGGGTGTCGATGGAGCAACCCCCGGAGAACCGATCAAGGGGCCGAAGTCTAAAAAAGACATAGAAGCCATGTTTTCCGACTGGCACTCCGAAACCGGTGTAACCGGGATAGAGTTTTTTTGTTATGACCAGCAGACTTCCGGGTACGTGTGGACATATCCGAGAGCGCATGCCTCGACTAAAGTATGTGCCGAAATTGCTTATTCTTATGCGTTCACCGATGCCGTAGAAGCCGATATCGCCACAACGGACATTGAGGCAGGGGTTAAGTTCCATCCGGCTTTAAAGGCGTGGATGCTGAACCTGGCTTTCTCGGTAGACTTTGACGCTCTCCCTAACTGGAACGTGTCTATTCGGTACGAAAAGTCGTTCTTTTCCCTACTCGGCATTGAATTCAAAACAGGTGCGGCCATAGCGCCAGCGAAGGAGCCCGGAAATGGCTAAGACATTTGAAGAGTGCAGGCAGTATTTTGCCCATGACGTATCCAATATTCCGAAAGATATGGTTGTTGGCGCAATCCGCTTTGCGGTTATCGAGTTTTGCGAACAGGTTCGGTCTGTTAGATTGGATGCCACGGTGATTGATGTAACCGCCACGGCAGAATTCGACATACCTTTTGCGGTTGCTTACTATTCTCCGGTTGAAATCGGCGCTGCGTATCTCGGAGACGGTTCTGACGACGACACCAAGATCAGGGTCTATAATAAGCGCGAACTGGATATGTATTGTGTGGACTGGAATATCAGGACGACAACTGGTGATCCATACGCCTGCTGTTTGATGAAAAACGGGAAGGTTCGAGTTTATCCCATTCCGGATAGTGATATTGACGACAATCTGTACCTGAAAGATGTCGCAGTTAAGCCTACTCTGACCGGGGCCTCAATCGAGGACTTCGTTTATAACAACCACATTCTCGACATTCGAAACGGAGCCCTTGCCGAACTTCTAAATATGAAGGGGCAGGATTGGTACGATCCGAAACGTGCGGATAAGTACGGGTATGAATTTGCAAAGGCAATCGCGGACGGAAAGGGCGAGAATCTTCAAGGCGTTGCGACATACGCAGGCAGTACAATGTTTTAGGAGGAACCATGAAAAAGCTATTTTTAACCTTATTTTCCTTAATACTCCTGGCGTCTTACGGGTTCGCAGCCGAACAGCAGTATGCAAACGAGGCGGTTGCTGATCTTGCTGGGGATATTACCAATATTGCGACTACCGTAACGATTGACGATGCTACCGGCTGGCCCACTGCGAACGGTACGGACTGGTTTATGGCAACGCTGATTCAGGCCGACGGTGACATGGAGATTATTAAGGTCACTACCCGGTCGGGAACTACCTTGACGGTCTTGAGAGCCCAGGAGGGAACAACCGGTTTGTCTTGTACGGCCTCTCCGACCACTATCGTTGCATGTCGATTGACCGCAGAAACATTGGACAGGTTTGAGGCGGATCTTGAAAAGGTCGCGGGTACGGATGCCGGGGATATCGTAACGATTGACGGCACTCAGACGCTTACCAATAAGACCATAACGGCTCCCGTAGTCACAACCGGAACATTCGCGAGTCCTGCGCTTACCACTCCGACAGTAGCCCAAATCAATGCTGCCGGTGCTGCCGGTGTTAAGATTTATGACGACGGCGGAACCAAAGGGCTTTTAGTTGATGATGACGGCCATATGACGCTTGCGGTTCAGCCGAGCTGTAAACTGTATGTCAGTTCGGGACAGGCTATTGCGGATGGCGTTGTTGAGGACATGGATTTCGGCGCGAATTCTCATAATATTGGAAGCCACGGAAGCCAAGCCTCTGATAATTTTACGGTGCCCACAACAGGTCTTTATCTTATAATCGCACAGGCTAAGTTTGGAGTGACCGCTGATGGTGACAGGCTTTCGCTCAGAATCAAGGTGAACGGAACCAGTGTGGCGACCAAGGGAAAGGATGCGGTTGGAACCGGAAACCAGACCATAAGCCAGTCTACCACGGAATACCTAACTGCGGCAGACGTAATCGCCACAGAGGTCTTAAATGACGACAATGACGATTCGGTACAATCTGGCGTGTCCGCATCTTTTATGTGTGTGACAATGCTTCATTAGGAACTTATGAAAAAACTCTTATACATACTATTTCTTACGCTTTTTGTAGCCTCCCAGTCTTTTGCCGGAAGCATATCCATAAAGGCATTTGAGGGTGAAAATCCTCGCCTTGCTGATAACCTTTTAGATGTCACCCAGGCGAAGACGGCTGAAAACTGCAAGCTCGAAAGGGGAGACTTACGGTCCTTTCGGGATACTTCTGAGACGGAGGTTCTTTCAGGGAGCGATTTTGAATCTCTTTTTGAGTATGACGGTGATTATATCACGGACGCTGACGATCTGGACTATGCCATATCACCTATTGCTCAAGACGCTTATGCGAGAACGTATTTTTCAGGAGAGACAGAAGTTCGGGCATACGCGAACGATTTGGTATATCCGGCATATTACAAGGTTGGTGTTCCTGCACCTACACTCAAGCCCGAGGTTGCTGTCAATACCGGCGGATCTTCAAATGAAGAAGAAAGAATCTATGCTTATTGCCGAGTGACGGCTTACGGTGAGGAAGGTCCTCCTTGCCCGATAACTGATTTGCCGGGAAGTGCTTTTCTGGCCGACGACACGGTTGACATTACAAAAATCGAGGCCATTCCTGCGGACAGGGAAATTGAAACATTACGAGTATATAGGACCGTCGCAGGCTCAGAAGATACGGCAGAGTTTGTATTTGTCAAAGACTATACTCTTCCTACAATCGAGGGAGACTGGGCAACCGGAGTTTCAAGCGGCGATGATGGCGAATACTGGCAGTTTGACGACGGCTCTGATGATATAATCTATAAATGCGTTCATGATAGTACAAGCTGTGACCCGGACGATGCCACAAATGGCGTAGGCGGGTCCGGAACTGATTACTGGGAATATTACACTCTCTTAGACAACATCGACACGGCAGACCTTGATACCGGTTCTGTGTGTCCTTCTTCCGACTGGGGGCCTCCGGTTGCCGGACTAACTCATTTACAGGTACTTCCTTCCGGAAGAATGATGGGGTTCAAGGGGAACGAACTTTATTTTTCCGAACCTTTCCTGCCTCACGCATGGGGATCTGATACAATCTCCTTTGAACATGACATTGTTGGGATTTCCTTTTTCGGTTCAACAGTCGTTGTTTTAACAGAGGGTTATCATTCGGTCGGGTATGGCGACGATCCGGAGACAATGACGTTTATCCAGTTGAACGATTTCTGTCCCTGCGCTGCCAAGAAGTCAATCGCAAGGGTGCAAAACGCGGTTATCTTCGCCTCTAAAAGAGACGGCTTGAAAATTATAGACCAGGACGGAATCAGGACATTAACATCAAATATCTTAACCCGAGACGACTGGATTGATATTTTACCGACGTACATTCAGGGGTTTGTTTATGCGAGTAAATACTTTGCCTTTAATTCTTCCTCTTCCGGAACCAGCTTTGTATTAGACCTTGAACTAAGCACTTATTCAACCCTGAAAGACACGGTTTATGCTGGATATGTTTCGATAGCCGATGGAAAGTTCTACGTTATCGCGAACGAACTTGAAGACCCCGAGGACCCGACATCTTCGTATGTTTACAAAATAAAAGAATGGGAAGGGGAGACGTATAATTTCAAGCGGTATATCTGGAAGTCGAAAAAGTTTCAGTTGAACTCCCTGGTAAATTTCTCATGCGCGAGAGTTACAAGGGATGAGTATTGGTATGATGATTTAATCTCGGGCATGGCCGACAGTGCGTATTTAGCCACACTAAACGCTGACATGATATCCAACCATACACTGTACGGCTGTATAGGTTGTGCTGCTATAAACGAACTGGCTATCAACGATGACTATCTATATGACCTTGAGTCTACGACACTAAACGATACCGTCACGTTTTATCTTTACGTGAACGGGAATTCTACCCCGAAAGTGACAAGGACTGTGACCTCTTCCGATCCTTTTAAGCTGCCTGCAGGATATAAAGGCCGAGTATATGAAATCGGTATTTCCGGGTATGTTCCTATCCGACAGGTTGACCTTGCTACATCAATGAGGGAACTCGGACAATGAAGAAACTGCTTATTACATTGATAATAATTGCGATTGCAACAGCCGGATATGCGGCAACGAAATTACCGGATGTCCCGGGAAACCTCCAGCCGAAAGCGTTATATCTTTTTTGTTCCAAGGTAAAGAAGACCATCGATGTTTGGACCGGGAGCACAAACAACAGGGTGATCACATATCAGGATTTGATTGATTTGGGAGTGATCGATTCTGACGGAAACTTTAATCAGGTGAATCCTTATGAGTACGGAATTTAAGACAGAAGATGTCTATATGGACGTTTATAATGAAGACGATGGCGTAAGAAACATGACCGATAGCTTTATTATTGGCTTGTTGGACAGGTCGGAAAGGGACGGCACGATGGACATGTTTTTTTTCGGGGATACGAATCCAGACAAGAAGGTCTTTCTCTCAAGGGTTAAGTATGAATCAAGACTGATGTTTTTTACCATTCTTTACAAGGGCGACATTGCCGGATTTGGTCTGGTGGATGATATTCGGGACGATACTGGACAGGGACATTTTTGTGTTTTCTCTGAATATTGGAATCACGAGGCCTCCATATTTGCCACAAGAGAAGTTTATAAACGGCTTTTGGCGGGTCAATTTTCTGTCATAACCGGGATAGTTCCCGAAGACAATAAATTCGCAATTCAGTTTTGCAAAAAAACCGGACTGGAAGAACTGGCTATTATTCCAAAGCGTTTCAAAAAAGACGGTCAGCATATTAAAGGCGTAATGTTTTGCGCTGAAAGAGGGGTGTTCTAATGGGTGGCGGAGGCGGAACAAGTATAAATTCCCAAGACGCAGCTTACAATTCGAGAATGGCCGGTATCGCAGAAACCGAACTGGGCTGGGGTAGCGAGTTCATGAACTTTTATAAATACGGTGTGGACTTTGACCCAACCGAGGCTGGGCATATCGACAGTGAGGGTTCTTGGGTTCCCGGCAGAGGAGAGACGCAGACAGAAAATCCAGACTTTCAGGCAGGGCATTACAAACAAGTAAAAGACCCAAACACTGGAGTGACGGAAAAGACATGGATTCCCGGTAACGGAGAGCCTGAATTTTTGTCAACAACAGATCCCAACGCGGAAGTGATATTAAGGGGCGACTATGAACAGCGCAGGGGTTACGACCCGAACGGACAAGCATCGTATCGCCAGTTCGAACAGGCCCAACTATCCGACAACATGGAAATGCTACCCCACTTGACAGACCAGACCATCGCGGAATCGAACTTTGCTACAGAAAAAGCAGGGGCGGAAAAGCGGTTAGTCAGTCCGTATGAGAAATATACCAGGGGAAAACTGGAAACCGACACAAGGCTTTTGCCAGGTTTTGAAAAAGCAACCGGCGCGGGTTACGATTATGCGGCGGATAAGATGAAATCCGAACGGGGCCTTATTTCTCCAAGGGAAGACCTGACAAGGAACCTTCTGAAAGAACAGCAACAGAATGTCGCATTGAGAATGCCGGTCAATGAGAAGTTTTTTAAATCTGCATTAGAGTTTGATCCTGAAGACAGAGTTGCCAAGGCTACGGGAGATGTCGCAAGCTCATTTAAGGGCGGAGGCGAACGGGTGGCATTAAACATGAGCAGGTACGGTGGAGATCCTTTGTCCGGAAGGGGCAGGAACGAATTCTCAAAAGAGGGCTTGAATTTCGGCAGATCGCTGGCCGGGTCGAGAACTCAGGCAAGAAGCGACGGCGAGAGGGAACAGTTCGCACGACTGGCAACGGCAGCAACAAGCGGACCGGCGATTAACGTTAATTAGGAGACATGGCTATGGCTGGACTACACATGATTGAAAATCCGAGAGACAGGGCGCTTCAAATGACCGACCATGGCGCGAGCTCTTTCAGTAAACAGCGGCAAGCCAGGGAAGAAAAAGAGGCGGAAAAAACCGCAGGGGGCGGAATTCTGTCTGGTATGGGCGGACTCGCGGCAGGGGTTGCCACAGGCAGCGCGATAGGCTCTGGCATTGCCGGGATGAAAGCCGGAGCGACAGCCGGGTCCTCGACTGCCCCAGGCTACGGAACCGTGATCGGCGGAATAGTCGGGCTTGTCGGCGGAGTGGCAGCATATTACATGTCATAAGGAGCTATTATGGATCAGACAGCGTTGGATATATACAATATGGGAACTGGGGTTGCCCGAACAATGACCGGCGTAAAAAGGCAAATGGATTACGACCAGGACCGGCGGGCGGTTCAACAGGACAAACAGGCTCTTAATACGGGACTGTCTCACATAAACGAAAACAAGACACAGCCGGTCTTTGAAGATGTGACCACAGAAGGTACTCCCGGCAGAGCTACGCCTCAACACAGAACGTCTCAGAAGGAAGTTCCTCTCGGCCAAATAGAAAAACCGGAAGAGTTAACCGATACACAGTGGGCGAGAGCTCTTTCCGCACAGTACAGCCTTAACTCCCTTGATCATAATTCTATGAAGGAACGCAAGGAAAAATGGCAGGGTGAAATCGCAGAGGGCAAAGCCGAGGCTGTGAAAGAATATCAAAACATTGTCAAGCTAAAAAACGAGGGCGCAAACCCTGAATATATAAAGAAAAAATTAATAGCGTATTATGACAAGCATGTTTACGACGGTTTAAAGCATACTGGCTTTGATGGAAAAAACCACATGCTCAAGGACATCGTTACCGGAGAAGAGTTGCAGATGCCGGATAAATCAAACGAAGAATATATTGCCGCAATAGGGGAATACCTAAATCCGAGCTTCGCCAGCCAGGACCCGAAAGACCAAAAATCAGCGGTGGACCTTGAAACGTCAAAGCTGAAACAGAAAGCTGCAGGCATAAATCTTGACGATGCCTCGTTTGTTCAAAAAATGCGGATAAATAAATTCAACACGGACGTTGATGGCAGGTCTGTTTTATTAAGAAACGAACAGGGGGATACCAAGCTGTTATTGTCAATGCTTAATCCTAAAACCCATGAGATCGATTATATAATGCGAGGGGAAGACGGTATAAACGCCGTGAACACAGACATAGACGAGTGGCTTGCCAAGGGATATCAGAAGGTTGATCCGTCAAAGGATGCAAAAGCAGCCGTGGACACCATGAAGTTTATCTCTTCACAGCTAAAAAAGATGGACGAAAAAGCCGGATCTGCAGCGGACACCTTGCTCAGCGAGCTCGGGAAGGACGATAAGGCAAATCCCGAAGCGGTACAATCCAGCGTGGCCTATATCGAAAACCTTGCAAAAACAGGCACAGAAGTTGAACAGAACCTTGCGAATCAGTATCTTGCATTAATGGATTCGATGTTTCCCAGCATGAAAGAACTGCAGGCCGCAGAAACGAACCCGGGAGCCGAACCCGGAGTGGGGGGCGATGGACAGGAAGAAAATCCGTTTAAGTTGAATCAGGATCAGATCGCAGGCATTAAACCCGAACAGCAACCAGAAGGAATGCCTTCGGAGGAAATGATAGGCGACGCTTCCGCACTTTCTTCCGAGATAGCTGGTAAATATATGTCAGAGGGCGCTCCAAACGCTCCGACAAATGACCCGACACAAGAAGCTTTACCACCGGGAACAGAGGCCGTAGATGTCGATGCAAAAACCGCACAGTATATAAAATCACAGTTTCCAAACACTCAGGTTTATGAAGTGTCTCCGGGCGTATTTAGGGCAATCGTACCTAAAGAGTTTTTGGCCGGGGGGAGTCAGGTGGCAGCAACCATGACGGGCGGAACTCAACAGTCACAACAGGCATTGCCGGACCTATCTATGATACAAGCATCGAGGTAATAAATGTTCACACTCGCAGAATTCAGACAGCAAAACCCTACAATGGCCGGGATGGATTCTCACGAACTGGCTTCAAAAATTTATCAGTCAAACCCGGAACTACACAATGTTGTTTCTTATGAGGAATTTACCCAGCAAGTCGGGATAGATGAGGATATCGCCCAAGCAGACCCGGTACGTGCGAGCGATTTCCCGAGAGCAGTTGCGACCGGACTGGATAGAACAGGGCAACTTTTAGGCCGGGGGGTCAGTGCAATCGGCTTCAAGGAAACCGGACAATCCATCGAGAACCTTTATAAGGAAAGAGAAGCCGAAAGCAGGGAGGCTCAATCTGGTGGATACAAGGTCGCACAGGAGAAACGCTTTCTTGAGAAAGATCCGAGTGGCGCAACCCACATGGGGCCAGCATGGACAAGCCCGGCAAAGATCGCCGGAACCGTTTTAGAGTCTGCCGGCCAAACTGCACTGGGGATGGGTACTGGATTCGGAATTACCCAAAGTCTTATAAAATTGGGGGTTTCCGGCCCCCTTGCCGGTGTTATCGGTGGGGCTATCGGTGAAGGTGGAGTCGCGGGCGCTGAGGCGTCAAAACAGGCTTATGATACTGTTATGGGCGCTCCGATTGATTATTTATCTCAGTCTCCCGAGTTTCAGGCCGCATATCAGGAAACCGCAAGCGTTGACCTTGCAAGAAAACAGGTAGCTTCGGACGCAGCATTAAAGACAGGTATGGCGGTCGGGGCTTCAACCGGAGTGCTGGGCGCTCCTTCCGGGGCGGCTCTTGGAACTGTAATCAAGGAGGGCGGAAAGTCCTTTACAGGGACGGCTTTCAGGCAGGCGCGACACGAAGCATTGCAGGAAATGCCTCAGAGTGGATATGAAAAATACAGATCAAATGTGGATACTCAGAGATTCGCGGACCCGAATGTTGACCCTATGCAAGATGTCGATGAGGCTATGGCAGAGGGTGGCGTGTCCGGTGCGGTCATGGGCCTTGGCCTTGGCGGAGTAGCACATAAACCGGCAATAACCAAAGACAAACCATCGGATTTATTAAATGAGCAAACGGAACAACCAGCGCAACAGACAACTCCGGAAGGGGAAACGGCTCCTACATCGCAAGCTATGGGACCAGGCCCGACAGATTTACAAAAAGAGAACCAGCAAGCCATAAATCTTTTAGATACCGCGACCGGTCTTGCCGATAGGAATTCTGACCTTCTGGAATCTATGGATGCCCAAGAACAGTCTGCATTGAACATGCAGGAAGAGGAACGTGTCGGGCAGGAATGGGAAGCTGACATAAACACCCAGAACGCTCTCGAAATGGACAGACAGTCTGCATTGCAGGAAGAGGCTGCGAGAAAAGAGGCTATATTTACAACTCCTGACGGTGTGCCTGATTTAAGGGCATTGCCTCAAGAGGACGTTTATCAGCCTGCACTTGAAATGGGAGAACCTCAAGAAGCTGCCCTGGACATGTCGAATGTTTCACAGATGGGTATTGAGGAAACGGAAACCGATATCAAGGCAAACGAGGCGGCTACTTCACCGACGAATGAAATTCCAGAGCCGTCAGAAAAACAAATTTCTTATGGAAACTATAAAAAAGGACATGTCGAAATAGACGGTCTGAAAATCTCTATTGAAAATCCGCAGGGATCTACACGAAAAGGCAAGTCAGAGGACGGTAAAGAATGGGAGTCTGACCTGACAGCGCATTATGGTTATATAGTTGGAGAGGGTATCGCTAAAGGAAAAGACAAGGACCATCTTGACGTATTCATAAAGCCCGGAACCGAATCAAGCCCGAAAGTCTTCATAGTTGATCAGGTTGATCCGGAAACCGGAAAACTGGATGAACATAAAATCTTGATTGGAATGGAGTCCGAGAAAGAAGCGGCTGCATTTTATCAGAGTAATTATGAAGAAGGCTGGAAAGGCGGCGGCGGAATAACTGAAATGTCCATGGATGAGTTTAAGAGGTGGGCGTATGACGGAAAGCGGAAAACTAAGCCTGTGAGTGATTTACCATGGGCGAAACAGGCAGAGGATACTATTCCGGACCAGGAGAACGTCGATTCTGAGGCGAATGAGAAGGGCGATGTTCAGCCAGAAAAGCCAAAAAAGATAGGCGATGCCCAACGTATTTCAGGCATAGATGCGATAGTGGCAAAAACAGAACGTGTGGATGGCGTTGATTACGAACTGTATAATGCCAACAAGTTGAAAGATAAGCGCGGTGTAGTTCGGGTTGTTGATGCTGATTCGGGTGAATTGGTTACAATTAAGACATATCCCACATACGAACAGGCAGAGGCCGAATATGATAAAATGGTTTCTATTGTCCAGAAGCCCGAAAAGACCCTGGGCGCGACCGAGGAAATTCAGGAAAAACCCACCAAAAAGCAGAAAGCTGTCCAAGAATACAATGAATATGTTTCAACACTTTCCGATGAAGAAAAAACCAAAGCCGGTGATCTGATTGAGGGCGAACCGGACAGACCTGCAGGCCAGGTTTTGAAGATTAAGGCGAGGTTGAAGGAGAAGGTTGGTTTTACAGAAGGCTATTTCACCTTTGAGAAAGCGAAACGATTAATTGCCGAAGATTTTTCAAAGCTATCTGATGCTAAATTACAAAAAGACTTTGTAACATTAAGAGACTTTGAGCGATACACTAACGATACCGGTTCCAATATGGACAGGTTAATAAAGGGCGGTTATTTTAAAGGGGCTGCGTCTCAAGCGTCTTCAGGTGTTTGGCCTAAAGATATGTGGATGGCTGCAAATTTAAGAACCGCCTTAGACGAAGCAATAAAAGAAACAAACAAGCGGAAACAAAAACCAGCCAAGCCCAAATCTTCGCAGGGTGTTCGCACTATCCGGGGCAGAATAAAAGAAATGGGCGGTATCAATTTCGGCAACTTCAAAGGCGAACTGAAAAACATGCCGGCCGCCGTTAAATTCCTTTCCAAGAAAACAGGAACGCCTCTTGATTCGGTTGAAAAATCTCTCAAGGAAGAGGGGTGGTTGACGGAAAACGAAACTCTTCTTGAACTCTTGAACGATGCTGCGTTCTTGAAACGAGGACCACTAAGCGAAGATGTTACCACAAAACCAGAGAAGGAACTGACCGACAAGGAGAAACAGCTCAAAGAGGGCATGGAGCATGAGCCCGATTCTCCGCCAGAAGGCCAGTATATTACGATGAAAGCGGAGGACTTGCCAGAGGGAAAAGAATTAACGCTTATTGAAAACAAAAGCACCGATGGATGGGACACGTACACTGTTTTGGAGAGCGATCCTTTTGAGGTAATACTTCAAGACGGCGTGACCATAACTCTGAGCCCTAACGATACGGTTCAGGTGTTGAAAGAGGACTTGCCCAAAAAAGCCGCAGCCAAAGAGCCTGTTTCTAAAAGCATCATGCCACCTGATAAAGTTAAGCAGATGCTTGAATTCTTCTATAATAACAATAAGGCCTCTTATGATAAAAGCTCTGACTTCTTTGACGGTTCGCCCGAAACAATGGCGATGGAGCTTGAAAACGATTTCCAAACCTATGATAAATATATAAAAGACCTTCCCGAAGGTGCCGACCTTGATTCAATCATTAAAGATTATCAGGACCAATCCAAACAGCCGAAAGTGGAGAAGGTTGAAACAAGGCCAGTAGTTGCAAAGAAAGCGCAAAAACAACCTTCAAAAATCGATCCCAAAGACTTAAAAAAAGCCGAACGATTTAAAACGCTTGCCACAAATCTTCAAAAACAAATTGACGACAAGCGCGGAGAAATGACACAGAACCCAACTCCAAAAAGGATGAAGGAATATTATAGCAGGCTTCACGATGCTGATAATTTAGAAAGAACTCAGCAGGCTTTAAATGCAATCGCTGACCATCTTGAATCCGGTACGCTTCCCGGCGTTCTCAGAGACGTTAAATCAAAAAAAGATATAGAACCTCTTGTTCGTAAAGGTCTTGAGTCCATCGGCGGATATTATGATGTGATTCCGTCCAATGATTATTCAAATACATCTAAAGAGGGCAAGGCATTACAGGGCCTTATTGAAAAAGCATTAACAGGCGATCAGCTTGAGGCAAAAGAAGAAAGAGAGCGCCTTAAAAACATAACCAAACTGGAAGAAAGAGTAAGGTTCTCTCAAATACCGGGCTTTTTCCCGACACCAAAGGCCGCCATTGAGCAAATGATTGATCTTGCCGATTTAGAAGAAGGCATGACGGTCCTTGAACCTTCAGCCGGGAAGGGAGACATAGCTGATGAATTAAAGCAAGCCGGATACGAGGCTGATGTTATTGAAACCGTTCCGTCATTGTCAAACATATTGGATGTAAAAGGGTATAACATTGTCGGTGACGATTTCCTTGAGCATACAAAAAAATATGACAGAATACTTCAAAACCCTCCATTTGAGAAAGAGCAGGACGTTGACCATGTAAAACACGCATATAATCTTTTAAATCCAGGTGGTCGGCTTGTATCGATAATGTCCACTTCTCCATTTTTTAAAAGTACCAAAAAATCAACGGCGTTCAGAGAGTGGTTTGATGAGGTCGGCGGAGAACAGAGCGATCTTGGGCAAGCTTTTAAAGGCGCAAAGGCGTTCAGGCAGACAGGTGTTACTTCAAAGATGGTTGTGATCGATAAGCCAGGAAAGCCGGAACAGTACTCTGTTAAAAAAGTCTCTTTAAAAACCATCAGTAAAAAATGGGAAAATAAAGGCGTTACCATTGGTCTATATGAAGGCAAGAACGCCATTGACATTCAGACAATAATTGTTCCGAAAGATCAGCGCAAGCAAGGTGTCGGGTCACAAATAGTCGAGGACGTTATTAAATATGCCGACACTGTAGGAAAGCGAATTGAACTGACCCCTGCCGCCAAAGACGATTATCACGGAGCCACCTCGAGAGGGAGGCTTGTTAAATTTTATAAGCGATTCGGATTTGTTGAGAATAAAGGCAGGAATAAAGATTTTAGGCTTGGCGCAGGGAAAATGTATCGCAGGCCGGTCAATAAGACAAGCTACTCCACAAAAATATCAGATTCCGGACTATCTCTAAAAGACATCCAATCCATATTCAAAGGTCAAGCCGTAGGTTTGAATTCTGATGGTGACATTTGGGTCAAGACTAAAACAGGCCATGGCTTAGTTATTACAGAAGTTGATGAAATTGCTTCAGATGAAGTCGGGTTCAATGTGGCGTATGGCAGGGGTAGGCGCACAGGTGAAAAGATAGTTGGTTCTTATCAGGGTTTTGAGTTTGAATCAGGAGAGCACAAAGGAATAATAAAGATTGTAAAAGGCATTGGTGATAAATTCACACTTGCCCACGAATCGACACATTTTGTTGAGTCGGCAGGACTACTTAACAGCCTCGAACTGAACGTACTTAAAAACGCATACGATAAAAAACACGGCCCTTCTAAACTTGGCGACAAGGAAAAGAGAGCGACTTTCATTCAGGAAGAACTTGAGAACAGAGAGAACCATCGAAACACTCCTGCAGGCCGAGTGCTCCAAAAGATAGCCGACTTTATTGACAGCCTGGTTAATCTTTTCAAGAGAACATCGAGGGGAATCACAAGGGATGTTGAATCGGGGAAGGTTTATGAGAGAGAGGGTGAGCCTGCAGGAGAGGGCGGTGAGCTTTATTCGGTGAAAAAACCCGACATCATAGATCAAAAGTTCGGCAAGTCGGTAAAATCTTTTGCTACGAAAGTGTCCGATGCCGTTGATACGATAAAAACCAAAGAGAAACGAGACGAACTGAAAGATAAGATAATCACGAAAGGTCTTGACCGATTACGGCCTATCAAAACCATGATCGGTGAAATTCCTTACAAACTTCACAGGATGGAAACCGGTTTTATGATGCCGTTTCAGATGTTCCTTGAGAACGGTAAGCTAAAATGGAAAGACGGTCTTTTAAATGTCGATACCAAAGATGAGGGAGTTTTGCCTTTCCTGAGATCGCTGGGGAAAGACTGGGAGAAACTTCTATACTGGACCGCGGCAAAGAGGGCTGAAATTCTCGAAGGTCAAGGCCGGGAACGATGGCTTGATGAGGACGCGAGAAAACAAATATTTGAATGGGCTGGAGATCCGAACGATGCCAAGATGTTAAAAGCCTCCGAGAAATTACAGGAGTTTAATTCAAACATTATGGATATCGCAGTTGACGCAGGTCTTGTAGATCCCATGGCAAGAAAAGAATGGATGTCTGATTTCTATGTTCCTTTTTACAGAATATTCGAGAGCGAAGAATCCCGGGAAGAATTCTTATCCGGTCCCAGGATGAGCAAGAAACATATTTCCGCACAGATTAAAAAACTAAAGGGCGCTGATCAGAAAATAGGCGACCTGACAGAGAATTATCTTCATAACTGGATGCACCTGATACATGAGAGTATCAGAAACCAGGCAAGGTCTTCTGCATTTGACACGTCTCAAGAGATAGGAAACGAGGTCATTGAAGAGGTTGAATATAAAGAAGGTGTCTCTAAATACATAACAAACAAAATGAGACAGGCCGATAACGTCCTTACCTTCAGAAGAGACGGAAAACCGGTCTATTTCAAGGTCCATGATCCTGATTTATTTCAGGCTTTATCAAATGTAAATGTTAACCGCATGGATAATATACTCGTTAACTTCATGGGAAAAACAAAACGATGGTTATCCTATGGAGCTACATTCGGGCCAGGGTTTAAGATCCGGAACGCATTAAGAGATACCCTTCATACCTCTATTGTCGCTAAGAACTTTAAACCGTTTTACGATTCATTTAATGGCTTTATAAAGTCCATGCGAGAGGATACTGATTATATTGAATTCGCAAGCTCCGGGGCTTCTTTCGGCGGTTCGTATGTGAATGACGATCCTGAAGCCGGGGCCAGATACATCAAGAAAATATTAAGGTCTGAGGGACCGAAAAACATCATTCTGAATACGCCTAAGAAAATGCTGGATTTTTGGGAAAAGATCGGCTCCGCTTCTGAAAATGCGGCAAGAATAATGCTGTATAAGAACAAGTTGGATGCCGGTGAGTCAAACTTAGATGCTGCATTCGAAGCCCGGGACATTATGGATTTCTCCATGAGGGGCGGTTCCGGTGCGGTTCAGTTCTTAACTCAGACGACACCTTTCTTAAATGCCAGAATGCAGGGTTTGTATCGAATGGGCCGAGGGTTCAAGGAAGACAAGAGGGCGTTTATGTTAAAGGGCAGCATGCTGACAGTTGCCTCTCTTGCCTTGTGGTCGTTATTTAAAGATGATGATAGATACAAGGAGCTGGAAAACTGGGAGAAGTTCACATATTATCATTTTTGGATAGGCGATGAGCATTACAGAATTCCGAAACCGTTTGAAACAGGTGTTCTTTTTTCCACTCTTCCCGAGGCTTTCAGCAACGTAATGAACGGGACCGAGGACGGACAGCATATTATTGAGTTTGCAGGTCATGCTTTCAGGGATGTGTTTGCAATCGACATGCCTCAGGCTGTCAAACCAATAGCCGAGCAATGGGCGAATAAGTCTTTCTTTACCGGAAGACCTATTGTTGGAATGGGGCTTCAAAATCTACCTGCTGGGCAACAGGCTGACCCATGGACGAGTGAAACAATGCAAGTCTTGGGCGATACTATGGGAATTTCACCAAAACGCGCAGAATCGCTTGTGAGAGGATATTTCTCCACACTGGGGATGTTCTTACTGGGATCGACTGACGTTATCACTCACTATCTTTGGGAGTTTCCGGATAACCCGGAGAGTACCATCGATGATGTTATCGGGGTTGGATCGTTTGTCAGAAGGGCCGAACCTGTCAGGAATATAAAACAAATGACATGGTTTTATGATACCCATGAGGAAATCAATAAACTTGTGAGAGGCATCAAGCATTATCAGCAGACCGGTGATCATTTAAAAGCGGTTGAACTGGCAAAAGATAACGTCAATAAATTAAAAGTCAGAAAAGCGTTCAGTGCTGTTCGGAAGGAACTTACAACAATAAACAAAGGCATTAAGTTTGTATATCGGTCTGGATTATCACCGGAGAAGAAGAGGGAAAAGCTGGACGGATTGACCCGGAAAAGGAATTCTTTGGTTAAGAGGATTTATGAGTTGACGGCGGGGAAGATTTAAAGTGTAACGGGCCTGCCGCTTATAAATTGTAGCATGTTATAGGCCGCAGCTGCACAATTAAGAGCCCCCACAAGCCGGTCGTTTTTTCGGGTAGCCTCGCCTTCTTTCAATGCTTCGGCTAAAAAACGAACAGCCTCTTGAAGTTTTTCGATTGCCTGGTATTCGGAATATTCAAACCGTACATCATTGACAGGATCGTCTTTTATATTGCCGGATTCTTTGGCTATCTCCATGAACGTTTCTTTTTGTTTTTCCATAAACTCACCCTGCAGGCGCACAAATGCTGCCAGGGGGCTTTCTTTCTTTTTATAATCATTACAATACAACCCCAACCTGTCCACAGATTCTTTTAATTTTATATCGTATCTGTTGCATATTCCTTTTTCCCAAGACTCGCACTCTTCTATTTCACAGTGTGTTCTTGACATAATCATTCCTCCCTTGACCATTTATCAGACAAAAGCCCCGGTTCAAAATCTCCACCAATAGACTCGTCTCCGTATTTCACTCCGTTGATAAAAAGATCGTACAAATCACCGGACTGTTTTATTTGCGCTTCATGTATAGCCTTTAGTTTCTTGTTGTATTCCCTGCGCTCTTTCCTTGACAGCCTTTTCGGGCCGTGTTTTGTGCGAGCCCTTAAAACCGAAAGACTATACCACAGGCAGACAATGATAATTCCGATGCAAAGAAATTGAAACGGTGTCATATCAAAACCCCCCCTCCATCATCATCGGATCAGGACCGCCCGAGATAGTTCCTCCTGCAATCACGTAAATTATTCCAGCGACGACGTATAGCACCGCCCATCCGCCAACAGTCCTTTTCAGGTTCACATCATCCATTTTGATTAAGTCAATAACAATCGATATCACGGTAATTATCAATCCCGGCAGCAGTGTAAAAAAGAAGTTTATCTTCATTAAAGCCGTGAACATGGGCCAGGATAGAAACAGGGTGTAGATTAGAAAATTCATTTATTCTCCAACATCTGCAATAATAGGTGGATTATTCAACACTTTTAAAACTCTTGGTTCTGTTTCGGTCCATGTAAACAACTCGCCCTTCCATATCCAAACCTTATAATTAAACATGTTTACGTTTTCAACCCCAAGAATCTCTTTTAATTGACTCCTGGTATTTTCAGTCATCCTATAGTCAACATTGTACTCTTTTTTATTTTCAAAAAAAGAGTCTTTCTTGATGAGCACTTCAGCCCAAGCACTTGTCGTCATCACACATAGTAATATAATTGGTATTAATCGTTTCATAATCATCCCCCTC